TCTGCTGTTAGCCGCATCGTCCCAACTTACTATAGGACGCTCTTTCCCTTGAGGAGTATGGGTAACTCTTTTGTCGGTCTCAAACGGATTAAGGCGGGAAGCAACATCGCTCCATCCCATCCATCTATCCATCTTTCGACCATACTCATCTTGCTTATTGAAGTCATAGCTATCTGTTATAGAGAAGCTACCGTCTGGGTTACGGACTGCTTGGAACTGTCCTAGAGTATTCTTTATCCCACTTAGATCATCGAAGTGGCTCTGTGAAGGATCGGCAAACTTACTCTGTTTCCCCGACCATTTACTCATATCGCCATAGGTAAAGCCTTGTTTCCCTCCACTCTTTGTATCATAGGAATGTTCTAGATAATCTCTTAGTAGGTCTCTTGAACCTTGAGACAGATCGTCTTGCGTGAACTGTTTTATGTTCATCGCATCGGGAGTTGCGGCGTTCCAAAATGCCGAACCTAACCACTTAGCGGCATCAAGGTTCACCATCTCTAATAAGCCTTCTTCTTTTTCTTCTTAGCTTTAGGTGTCATGCCGTCTTTCTTTCCGTAAGACTTCGGCTTCATACCATGTGACTTTGAAGATTTCTTTTTTCCGTATGCCATAGGACTAAACTCCATTGCTCTAACAAGTAACATGCCTATCACCAACGAGAGGTTTCCCATTGGTTAAGTTTAGAAGCCACATCGAAAGAGGGACATTCTTTCGTGACCCCGTCTAGATCACGATGCCCTAAGACAGTAGCATTAGGCCAGCGTGTTCGTAAGTCAATGACTATCTCTTGAAGGGATTGCCATTGAGCATCGGTAAAGTTGTCTTCAGCTTGGTCGTCATCACCTCGCCCCCCTACCATACAGACAGCTATACTTTTAGAATTATAATTCTTTGCATGTGCGCCACTGTCTATGTCTGGGCGACCTTGTTCTATCGTACCATCCCGGAGAATAACTTTATGGTAACCAATATCTGACCAGCCCCGCTCCTCAACGTGCCATCTTCTAATGGTAGCCGCATCAATGTCCATTGTCTCGTAAGTATCGGAACAATGGATTACTATATAATCGGTTGATCTGCGCCTAGCCATTCTTTATCTCTATCTTTCTCACAAGAAACTTCAGCTTTGATTATAGGAAGTTCCAACGATATATCCCTTATAAGTTCTGCACCCCGTATGAAACATTCTTCTTTCGTTTGATACGGACCCCTCCGATCTTCAATAGGCCACGCAGTTCCGGGGAACAAGAGTACAAAAACTATTGTTGTCCACATAATTCTAGACAGTGTCTAAGTATAGATTCATGTCTACAAAATTTCAATCCTTTGAGGTAGATTTCCACTCTCGGAGGGAAATCATTAATCTAACCGCTACCAACGCTATACCAAGGCCAACGATGATAAGCTCTCCCACGCCCGTAGCCGTGGTCAACCATGCTGGAGTAGCTATTGCTCCTGCTCCTATCCCAATATCCATAGTGGTCTTATTCATTAATCAGGTTCCTTTTGGCGGTGCTATGTACTTATGTGAGTTGTTATGTGACTTGTCGTATAAATCTTTGTGGGCTTTTAAGTCAGCTTCTAGCTGCTGTACCCTATTCAACAATGCTCCCATTTCACGGTTAGCAATCTGTAATTCTTTAGGACTTAGGATGGTCCCAAAAATCTCAGCCTGTCTTATTAACACACCTTTGTCTTGTTCAATAGTGTCTACACGGGTGTGCAGATCATTAATGTTTTCTTTAAAGGTGGTCTCAAGGTTACGCAAATCTCGTTGCGCGGTTCCTAGAGAAGCTCTAATCATAGCCCAGCCCCCTGCTAAAGTAACTAGGATTGTGCCTAATTGAAAAAGTGTTCTAGGGTCTTCCAACATTTAACAAGTCCCAGAGGTGCAACGGTTAATCCATATTAAATAGAACATTAGTATTGCACCACCTATTACTAATATTAATTTTAAACTTTCAAGAATCCAGTGTAGTACATGGTCCCAAAATTCTTTCTCTTGTTCTGCTTTTAACTTAGCCATTTGCTTGGCTTTTATTTCTGCTTGTTTAGCTTCTTCCTTCCTCTGTTTATATAACTCTTGTACCTCATCCCAAGCTCCGGGGAAACGCCGATTCACAGCCCTTTCTACTTGCTGTAATACCTTCTCTGCCTGTCGTTTTTCCATCACCTCCGCGGCTATGGCGGCTAAAGAATCGTGGGCCTCATCCTCTGTGTTTCGACCAATAGTCTGTTTAAAATAGAGTTGCCATTTAGTTAGAGGTTTACTTTTGGCATGGTGAAACTTCTTTTGAACATCTTCATGCCCACGGATGATATCAGTCAGATGATGTGTAATATCATTCACATCCTCTGCTGTATGTATCAGGTCTTTGATAGCGGTTACACCTTGTTTCATTAAGGCTATACCAGCAATCACTTCTACCACCATGGCTCATCTCTTTTCTTTGGCGCACCGCGCCGTAGTAATCTGTGCTTCAACCTTTCGCTCGACTGCGCTCGTCTTAAATTCTTTAACGCTTCTTGTGCGTTCCGCTCACCTTCCCTTGTGTTTGGATACCAGACTTTACCTACTTTTCGCAACGATGACCATCACACCTAGATCAAAATTAGTCGAGACTATCGACATTTGTTCCCTCCCCTGCGTCAGGTGCTAGGTCAGGACGGATCGTAAATTTCTCCGTATCTGTAAGTTCTATGTAACACCACTCATATTCTCCATCAGGGCCTACCCGCCACTCTGCTCTATGCGTTTCATCATTGTGGGTAGCAAAAACTTCTTTCCACCCTGCATCTTCTATTTGCTCTGCTGTAGCTGAAGAGCTTGGTCGAGTGTCCCCATTAGACAAGATGATCCTGTCAGGTAACTCATCTATAGGTTCTTGATTGCGGAAGGACCATCTCATGCTAGTAGACCCCTATCCAAAGACTATCATCATCATCATAAGTTGAAGCCATACTCGTTGGACCTGTTAATGCGTGGGCCACCCTAATCCTATCGCCAGAAGTTATTGTGAATGTGGGACTGCGACAGAACACTGTAGACCATCTGGTTGAGCCGCTTGTTTCTCGGTACAAATAATAATTTGTTGCGGTCTGGTTCAGCGTTGCATTGCCTACTGTCCAAGCAGTCGTAATGTTTGTGATGCCGTTGTCGGCCCCTGTGTACCAAGAGCCTGTGCTGTTTCTGAGGCCAAATCGTGTGGTCCCAACGCTTGTGGAAATTGAACTATAAGTGAGGCTGGCGGCTTGAGAAGGTGTATAAGAACCTCCTCCAATCCCTATAGTAGAAGTCCCCGTCACTTGACTTGTTGTGGTCGTCCAAGTGGTGGAGTTGCTATTAAAAATCCATGTGTTCTGAACTACATTGGCTGAGTTAAGATGTTGGACCCCAGCGATAGGTAGATCATTGTAATACGTTGTAGAGGCAGTCACCTTCACACCAAGGTAAATTCGTTTGGTCCCTGACGCTGATTGTTGTATTTCACCAACATCGTAAGGGCCGTTATAGTCTGCACTGTTTCCCATGTATGTTTGGGAATTCAGAAACCTATTAGAAATTTCGTAGAAGCTGGAGCTTATGTCCGTTCCATATGAGATAGCATCGACTACGGTTATTGTAGGTGTCTGATCAACTACCGTGCCGCCATAACCCCCTACCCTCATATAAACGCGGAAGCTGTTACTCTCTGCATCTCCCGGATTTGCTTCCGCTGTAACGGTTCTTGTCACGGTCTGGGTTGGATTATCTTCCCACCCATTAAGAGCCGCCATCAGGTTCTCTCCATCGAAGTCGGCTAGGTCCATCGTGGGTCCTGACACTGTGCCTATAGTCCAGTAGACATAAGTGTCATTCTTCACTCCCGTACAGGTTAAGGTCCATTGGATCGTGTTACCCTCTGTGACACTCGTCACATTACCGACTGTCGCTATGGCGTATGAGGGAAGCGCGGGCCAGAGACCAAACTCTTTGGCGTTGTACTGGTCATGCGTGTCGAAAATACCACTAAATTCACCATCCCACTGGGAAGTGGTTGACCTACCCTCTCTTATGTACCCAGCGTTCCTTTTCATTATAGCCCCCTTGGGAGATCACTATTCGGGTAGGTGCCGCTCCCCGCCAGATACAAGGGCTTTGCTATAATCCCTACACACCCCGGTAATTTTGAAGTGGGTCTTCCAGTATAAGCATTGATGACAGTCATGGTAGCTTCGTGGTAAGAACCACCACCGCCGCCCGCACCTCCACATCCATTGGAGTAGCCCCCACTCATACCGCCTGTGTAGCCCCCCGCCCCGCCGCCATAACCACAGTTCGTGGAGGATGACCCACCTCCTCCAAAACCTCCGAAGCCAGCAGTGCCTGTCGCCTGTCCCCCTACACAACCTTGCTTGAATCCATCGCCAGCGGAGCCGCCAGAACGGGCTGACGAACCACCCCCACTAGTGTTGAAACCACCTCCATGCCACCCGGCAAAACGGTGATATCTGTTTGCGCCTTGGTTAACGTAATAGGTGTTGTTATTCATAGTGCATCCGTTTCCTACAGACTGGTAGGTGTTCTCGGCGTTAGAAGCTCCAATGTTCAGACCTGATGCTCCAGCGCACCCGTTATGCCCTTTCTCCCCATCGTTCCCACTCTGCCAATCAATGTCGAAGGAGTTGCCGTGAAGCCCTGATCGAACATCTCCTCCCCCACCTCCCCCAACGAGTAAGGTGGTACAGGAAGAAGGGTCTGCCCCAGTACTCAAAGCGATGGCAGACATACCTCCACCTCCAGCCCCTGTGTTATCAGAGGCCATCCCCCCACTTTGCCCCGCCATCATGTAGATAGTTTCGCCCCCGCTGAAGGTGTACTCGTAACATTTTTGATATCCGAAACCGTGTGCATTATGGCTAGCATAACTACCCGAGGTGATGTCTCCTCCCATGGACCCACAGGCGTACAGTACATAAACTCCGCCAGCCGGAATATCAAAACTGTAGTAGCCAGCATAGGTTCCTGACAGAGCGGTAGGGGGAAAAGCGGCTGTATTAGTTACAGTCATTGTTCCCGCAGTTCGGCTAGGAGTAGCAGGAGCCTCTATGTGAATACTCACTTGGGGCGTTGCATCAATACGATTGCTCTCAAGATCACTAAGGCCTTTGCCGCGATCTTGGGTCCTGTCACCTAAGATTGCATGGTTATCAGGATAATTGAACGCCATTGTTAAGCATCGTCAATTTCTTCGTAGGAAACAAAGCCAGCCAGATCACTGTTCACACTAGCCATGAGCCAAAGTTTGTCTCCTTCCAAAAGGTAGATGGAAGTGTCTTTGGATATAAGAACTAAGGACGTACTGTCAGGCACCACTACGTTTCTAGCTATGTAGTGGTTAGCGGCGGCTAGGTTCGTCCCGTCACCTGATGCGAATAGTGATACATCAGTAGGCCCAGAATCGTTTGAGTCTGTGTTGGTAACTATAACCGAATTAATCTTACAGATTTTATTTGCCGCACAAGCAACCATCTCGACCCCTGTGGTCGTTAGACTCGTACTTGCCGCCGTCTTTCCATAAATACTTGTGACACCAACTATGTTAGGGTTTGCCATAACTTAATTCCTTATCCAAAGACCATAGCCATCGCTATGGCTTTGCCAGTTGTAATACCGCCGCCACCACCGCCACTGTCGGCATCCGTTCCATTGACCCATCCAGAGCCATCATACTTCAAGACCTGTCCATTAGAGGGAGTGGAGATCGTAACGTCTGTGAGACCGCTAAGAGTAGAAGAGCCGCCGCCGCCTGAGACTGTAGCCCACGATAGTGTTCCTGATCCGTCTGTCTCTAGGACTTGGTTTGCTGATCCGTCTGCGGCTGGGAATCTAAACGCTGAGTTGAATTGTACTGCGCCCGTGTTATCAACATGGATACGGCGGGTGTCCGTACCAATGACTATCTCACCGCCAGCCGTAGCTGAATCTGGGTCCATGCCCACACCGATAATGGTGTTGTTGTCAGCAGACGTAATACTGTCGCCAGCGTCTTTGCCGATACAGGTATTCCCGTCACCAGAGGTGATAGCAGTTAGAGTGTTGTACCCAACACCTACATTATAGTTAGCCCCCGTAACTGAACTGACACCGTGTCCAGAGAGTCTTCCTATGTAGACGTTTCCTATGTTGTTGCCGTGCCGTCCAGCCTCGTATCCGATATTGGTATTGCTGTCGCCTGTGCTGGTATCGTTCCCAGCGAAAGCACCTATGTTGACACTGTAGCCACCTCCCGTAACCATCTTCCCGGCTCTATGCCCAATATGAACACCGAACTGAGCGGTTGTGACACTGTACCCAGCTTCAAACCCAATCGCTGTGGTGTATGCGGCTGTAGTCTGCCCACTAACCCCTCTCGCCGCGTGGTATCCTATAATGGTAGGAGAAGCTCCAGTTAAATACTGAGCCGCTTGATGACCAATAAAGATTCCAAAACTTGCATTATTACTATGCCCTGCGCTGTAACCAACTCCAATGTTGCTGGCCCCGTCCTGTACACTACTAAGGCTGAAGTTGCCGATCCCTATATTAGAAGTACCAGAGGTGAGTGCATCCCCCGCGCCAGAGGTGGCAATAAATAAATTATCTGAGGCTGATGATAGAGTACCTGTTGAGGTAGCTCCTATCATCATACTGTCTGTAAAGTCTGTGCCGCCTTTCTTTACGTCACTTAAATCATCTAAATCTGAAGCACCACCACCACCGCCGCCGCCTATTCCCAAATTAGCGGGTGTGATTTTTTTCATTGTGCCGCCATCATCGACTAGCACATAGTCTGCATCTCCTGATGCTGTCGTTGTAGTTGGAGTATCAGAGTTTCCTGTGGTTAGGACGGTTCCTGTAGCATCTGGTAGAGTCCATGTCCTAGCGGCAGTAGGAGTTGCTGTTGTAATTTTAGTGGTATAACCCGTACCCTGAGAGAAGGACCATTCAATATCATTGACGTACCGCCCGTCCATCTGGAGCTTTGTACTCATCAGTCTATACAGTGTCTGGTCAGCGTAACCTTGAGCATGACCTCCTATATCTAAACTGCTTTCTTCGGAACCGTTTGTAATATCAACTGCCGTACTATGTATAAAATTGTAGGTAGTGGATGCCCCACTACTACTGGCTGAGTTATTACCTTTGAACCTGATAATACCCAATTTATCCCAGTCAGCAGGAGATGATGAGTCGCGTAATATGTTGAGGTGTGGGCCTACAGTATTTCCTGTAGCCGTACCTGTCATTTGTAAGTCATTACCTTTAAGATCACCAACGGCTTCAATGTGGTTAGTGCAGTATATATTACCAAAACCACCAGTACCGATATTAAGGGTAGTGCCATCCCACGTTAAAGCTGACTCTGCATCTAGCTCTGTTGTTGTAGCCCCAACAGTAACTAATTCGTTCTCAGTTGCATTATTAAGTGCAGTGATTGCCCCACCACCACCACCAGCATTAGCCCATGACACAGTCCCAGACCCGTTGGTTTGGAGAACCTGATTAGCTGACCCATCGCCAGACGGAAGTGTAAAGGAAGCGTTGACGGTCATCTCGCCAGAACTATTGACTTTAATCCGCTCTGATCCAGCGGCTCCTATCCACACCTCTCCAGTCAGACTTGATGACCCAGAGTAATTACCGATGATTGTATTGTCGTAGCCAGTCTGTATATCCTTTCCAGCGTTCTTCCCTATAAGGATGTTTTCATAACCACCGATGAGGTTATACCCTGCATAATATCCCACAGTAACATTACAATACCCGCCAAGTATGTTACCCCCTGAGTAACTACCCAGAGAAGTGTTCTCATATCCAGTTGTCACATAATTTAGAGAGCTATAGCCTACAGCAGTGTTGTGATCTCCCTCTGTAATGCCAGTGCCAGAATCTATCCCAACAAAAACATTATAGTATGCGTTGTTTAAAGTTCCTGTGCCAGAGTCGCCTAGCTTCAAACTGCTCCCGAACCCAGTACCGCCAGACTTTGCGTCACTCAGGCCGTCTATAGCAGACGCACCACCACCAGCCGTTGTCCAAGAGGTGTTTCCTGACCCGTCTGTCTGAAGAACCTGTCCAGTGGTTCCTTCAGAACTGGGGAGTTGGAAGTTAACATCACCTGTAAAGTTTGCGTGAGGAGGAGCTTTGACAGTTACCTTGTGTGCGTTACTGACCTCGCAGTAAAAGTCTAAAGCCGCGACATTGCCTGTACCTGTCCGTACCTCGACTGCCCCATCTCGTAGGGTAACCCCGCCGCTTGATCCGTTCCCGTCTGCAACGACATGATGGTTGAAAAGAGCTTTACCTTCTTCGGACATATCCAAGGTTAGGGCAGTGATTTCGTTACTATCGTCCATACCCATAAATTTGATATCGCTGTTCTGTTGAACAGCTTTTAACTGGACATCCGTATCCAGCCGCACAGTCAGGTATTCTGCGCCCCCTTCTTGAAACTTGGTGTAATACGAACCGCCATGATCGAAGATTATGTCTTCGGTAGCTTCTAGTTCTGTGTAGGTATAGCCCTTAACTCTGAGATACCCGGAACTGGTTTGTAGTATAGTGTCCGAGGTTCCTTGTGTAAGTTCATCAAGTCGCAACGAGAGGTTCTCGTTCTCCCATTTACTATTGGCGTTGTTATAGCGGAGGATTTGGTCGTCTTGGACGCTTGAAATTGTTGTATCGGTTAGAGTAGCGAGGGTGGCAGTAGTGTTTGCACTGATCCAGTTACTCCCATCATACTGAAGCACCTCGCCATTGTTTGGCGACGAAGCAGTCACATTAGACAACTGGTCGAGGCTACTCGTTGTCGTAAGAGTTGTGGTACTTTTCGTCCACGTTGATCCATCCCAGTAAAGGTGATCCCCCGTAGAGGGAGACATGGAACTTTGAACATTACTGAGATCATCAAGGTTATTACTTGTGGTAAGTACGTTACTATTTTTAGTCCATTGCGCCCCATCGTAATACAGAAAGTCCCCTGTCGAAGGACCCATGGAACTTTGAACATTATTGAGGTCATCAAGATTGTCAGAGGTGGTAAGTACGGTGCTGCTGTTGGTCCACTGTGACCCGTTGTAATAGAGGAAGTCCCCCGTATTAGGAGTCATTGCGGCTACGTCATTGAGGTTCTCAATACTGTCATTACCAGTAAGAAAGTCACCACTCGAATTCCACTCTGATCCTGAGTAGGTTAATACGTCCCCAGAGTTTGCAGACATACTGTTACTAACATCAGAAAGGTCCGTCATAGATGATGGGATAGTTACATCTTCGTTTTTCCACTTACTGTTGGCATTGTCATAACGAATAAACTGATTAGCTTGTGGGGATGAGATATTCGTATCAGTTAACTCGGCAAGAGAGGTGTTCCCAATATTCCACTCTGAGCCATTCCACTTTAAAAGGTCGCCCGTAGATGGCGAGAATGATCCAACATCAGTCAGGTCTTCGATAGAACTAGAGCTTGTGAGATAGGTGCTTGAATCTGCCGTCCACTCTGACCCACTCCACTTGAGGAGGTTGTTCGTGCTGGGGGACATAGAAGAGTTAACATCACTCAAATCTTTGATCGAAGACCCGCTAATAGATGTCAAGAAACTTCCGGGGTTTGCGCTGTTACTCCATTGAGTCCCTGTCCAGTAAAGAAGATCGTTAACACCGGGGGTCATGGACGCTACATCATTGAGGTCTTCAATAGACTGACCACTTATAGATGTTAGATAACCGCTGGTGGCATCCCATTGACTCCCGTCCCATGCGAGGACATCCCCAGAGCTTGCTGTGTACATCGCAACATCACTAAGAGAAGCAAGAGGGTTAGAGCTTGTAAGATAGCCGGGTATCTCATTCTTCCATTCACCACTTGCACTGTCGTAACGGAGAATATGATCGTCTTGAATACCACTAATATTAGTGTCTGTTAGAGAGGCCAATGTAGTGGTTAAATTTAATGTCTCGTTCTTCCACTGACTACTCGCGTTGTCGTACTGGAGGACTTGATCATCTTGGATACTGGTTAAGTTGGTGTCTGTGAGAGATGCTAAAGTTGTCGTAAGGTTTAAGGTAGCCGCATCCCAGTCAGAACCATCATATTGAAGGACCTGTCCTGATGAAGGAGACATAGAGTTGTCTACGTCATTTAGCCCAGCAAGGTTGGTCGGGTTACCAGCTATCTGCCATGCACTGCCTGTATAAACGTAAAGGTTATTGCTTGTCGTATTGAAGTACTGATCACCCGCCGTTAAAGCGTCACCGTTAGCATCCGTAGTTGGGTCAGTAGCAGACGCTCCAAGATATACTGCTTCAAAAGAATCCAGTGCGTTTTGCGCGGCAGTAGCAGAAGCGGCGGCAGCGGCGGCATTGTTAGTGGTAGAAGTAGCGGAATTACTGGCGGAAGACGCAGAATTAGCGGCATCATTTGCGTAGTGTTTGGCAGAATAATGTGTAGAAGTATTATCTCCAGTAGCCGCGAAGGTCTGCCCTATTGTAAACTCAGCAAACCTCTCAGCATCTACAGACCTAGATTTTGCCGAATAGCCTGTAGTAACTCCGTCACTCAGAGTGAATAACGTATTAAAAGTATGGTTAGCCCATTTCTCCGCATCATCTGCATCATTACTAGCATTTGTTGCTGAAGTGGTAGCAGAAGTCGCAGAGGCACTAGTGCTATTAATAGCAGACACAAGCTCTGTCTGATCCACTAATGTCTGTAATGCCCAGACAGTAATAGTGTCTGAGGCGGAAGCCCCTGTGTCTAAGACAATACTTGTAAGGCTTGTCGCAGTGTAATCTGTTTGCGGGACATAGCTACCGTTTTGGAATACTTGAACCGCGTCAGCTACAGAATATTCTAAGGTATTACCGTCAGCATCTGCGCCAGAGAATGTAGTCTGTCCTCCTGTTGCGACATATCTATAATGCGACATACCTTCACTCTGTTTGGTGAAAGCATTAAAGATAAAGACCGCTTCGTCTTTATAATCCAGTCGCTTCTCTCTGTGATACCATGTGATAGTAATCTCAGTGGCCCCAAAGGTTGGCTCCCATGTGCCGCTATCATTGGTAAAGAGAAGTCTTCCGCCCTCTATGATTAGAAGGTGGACCCCCGCCTCAGTAGACATAGAGTTCTGGTTATCTGTAGCTTTATAGGGAAAAGAAAAAGTCTTTCCCTGTTCTAAGGGAGGTACAATAGGCTGGTTTATTTCATCTCCCACGCCATAGCGAGTAGTCTTGATTGCCATCTGTTATTTACCTCGACCCTAACTTACGCCGTTTTATCTTGCGCCGACCTCCTAAAGCCCTTCCTCTTGTACTAGATGACCCGCTACCCCTAGGGGTATAACCAGAAATGGTATTGATAGCGTCAATTCTGTACTGTCCCATAGCGTTAATCATGGGGAGACCACGGGTTAAATCATTCAGACCAGCCCTAAACTCTTTCCTAGGATCGTCTGTAAATGGAGCGTTAAGGGTCCGTCCTGTACCTCCTACAGTTCTATATAGAACATTAAGAGTTGGGATAAGGGTGGGACCTAAGTCTAAGGTTCCTAATCTAGAACCTGTATACATGTCTATCGCAAACTGTAAGGGACCCGCCATGTTACCCCGTTCTATCGCAAGGTACATTGTGCGCTCTGCCTGATTATCCTTACCTAGACCTATACGATTTAGGTAGGGGTTTCCATCCTCTCCCCATCGCACCCATTCACGTTGCTCGTAGGCCCAAGCACTCAAGAAACCAAACCCTGCCAACCATATTAAGGGAGAAGGGTTCCCATGTTTAATTAACTCTCTCCAAGAGCGTTGGAGTACAGTGTTATTAAAAGTGAACACCCATGTCTTAATGTGGGCAACGAGCATAAACCGTGGATCGTTCATCCAGTGAGGTCTTTTCCCCGGACTCGGAGCCATAATAATCTGACGGTTCATCTGACGAAGAGCCGCTCTAGCTACACCATTAGAGGTGTTAGTGGGGTCATGCTTCGTGTATTTACCTAACAGGTCTGTATTAGTTTTATAATCCCAAGCGTGAACCTCTTTAAGATTTCTGATAGCAGTCTTATTCCCTTTACGAGCTTGCTTCGCCCAAGTGTCTAAGGCTTGTATACTAGCTTTAAGAGCGGCTACTTGTTGCATCTCTGTTAAAGGCTGTAGAAGGTTAGCGCGGAAGAAGACATTGTTCATCTTGTCCCATCGTACAGAGGTTAAGTCCTCTACCGCGTTTTGTAAGACGTACTGCATATCTTCAAAGATAATACCCAAGTCTTTAGCAAACTCTTTGGTATCAGTTTGGTCATATCCATAGTGTTCGCGGAACCTACTCCACCGATCTCTGGTACTAGGTTGCGGCCCGTCTGCATACGTTTTACCTATAGACCTAACTGTCTTTGCAGGGACCCGAAGGATTTCTCGTATCTGTGCGCCGAGGCCGTACAGCATAGGCATCGTCCCTAGTCTGCTTCCTATAATCATAGGCTCCATAATAGAAGACCAAGCAGACATTCCTAGGAGACTTAGGTTCCCGAAGAACTTCAGTCCGTTCATAGGCTCTTTTATAGTACGATAAAACTCGCCTGTACTAATGATCCCCATATTACCCCTAATGAGAGTCATTATAGTCTGGCGTTGTTGCCCTGTTAGAGGCGGCATTCCTGCGGCAAGAAGGTCTGTGTCAATCTTACCGCGAACACGGGGTGTGTTAGGGTCCGTCATAGGGACAGGGTTGCCTAAATGGAGTCGCATACTCCCATCGTTATTACGATAGTAGACAATCTCTCCTCTGGGATTTACCCGAACCCCTTCATGTAGAGGATTATTAAACACATCTCTCTGGTACTGGTTAACAAAATTCGCCACAATTCTGCCATCAATCCCAAACCTGTTAGCGAAGTTGATCCTCCGCACCATGTTCGTGATGTAGCCATTCATAATCATGCCAGTATCATTGTCTAAGAAATCTACTAGTCGTAGAGTTCTGACAGAACCATCAGGCATAATTACGTCTTGTTCCGCATAAGGATCAAGATTAATAAGACGGCGAAGCTCTGGGGAAGTAAGGCTGTACGCACCTTTACGCTGTTGTGCGATGTCTTGATCGTCCCGTAGGTCTAAGTTATTTCCCCATACGGGTTGATAGTGTTCATTCTTAATCTTTTCTACAACAGTCTTTGCCGCCTCTTCTGCTCTAGCCCTCTGCCGCCCATTGGTAAACGCCCCTGTAAAGACAGACTCAAAGAACAGTTCCATGACATGGTCTTTAGCAAAACCGTCCATTGTGCCGTTCAACTGGTAGCGTTGAGGGAAGTAGTTCTTTATTTTAGGAGGGGGTGTTAAGCCTTGGCTAGCATAGACAGCAGACAACTCCGCCCACATATGGTCTAAAAGTTTCCGCATTTGAGTAGCTTTAGCTTTAGGGAATCCTTTAGGAAGAGGTATCTTCCATTTCCCTGTCGCTTTGTCTTGATACGCATCCCTACCGCGCATGATATGAGGAAGCGCACGTTTCTGTTCTTCAGTCATACCTCTCAGAATTTCACTGTATTCTTTATTATAGAGGGCAGACATTTGTTCGATCTGGGAGTTTACATCCTCAGGTGCATACCCCATCTCGCCTACGTCTACGTTACCGTATTGGTCACGCTCTAATATGTTAGAGAGCGTCCATGCAGATTTCACGTTACCCGCTAATTGGCGAATTCTTTTAGCAGAACCAGTAAAGATATTTGTGAAGTTCCATGTACCGCGAGTTAGGCGGTTCATCATCTGACGCTGTTCGGCCTGAGACTTACTGTCTAGGATAGAGTATTCCCTGCTAACCTCTTCATAGTTCTGGAATAACTCACTCGCGCTTTCAGTTTGATTCTCTGCCGCTATCTCTGGGACAGGAGTGTAGGGTCTGCCAAGGACTTCTTGTTGATCTTTAGAAAGCTGGTCCCATATTTTAGGAAGTACCGTTTTTAAGAAGTTCTGCTGTTGCAGTTCTTGTTCCCCAAAGAGGGCTAAGAGCTTGGCCTCTACCTTACGGAGATTATCAACTCTCCGTCTATGTTCAGACCTAATTTTTTCTGCTCTTTTAAGGACAGACTTGGGTACATCTTTCCTTTCGATCTTACCTGACTTGAACTTTCTGAAGAAGTAGAGGTTTGCGTGGTCGCCTTCAAAGAAGGCTTTTGCTTCCCTGACGTTGACCCTTGTGTCGAGGCCTGAGATTTCCGCGATTGCGACATTATGAATTCCTTCCACAAAATTTTGGATTTGCTTTTCGTATCCGATCTGCACCATAGCACCCGTCTGGGGGTCCAACCAGTGTTCGTTTGCTTCGGCTTCTACATAGTCTAATCCCGGAACGGCACGATAATCCATGGGACTTATGAAGATATCACCTAGGTCTTTAAGATCAGTACGGTTGATAGCATCGGTAATTATTCTACGATTAAGGGTTACACCTTCAAACCCTCCAACCATGAAATCAATAGTCCACCCGTTAGCTTGACGATGTGCGCTAAGAGGTATCCCCAAAGCCGAATCTAACTGAGCAATTTCGTTTTGGCTTATTTTATCCCGATCCAGAGTACTAACAAATACCCTATAAGTTCTGGTGTATCCCTCCCGCGCTTTCCTATTAGGTCTGGCGGGTAGAAGTTGGTGAGCCGCCATAGCAGACTGCTGGAATACTAAACCTAATATAGATAGGAACACCCCACGATGCTCATCATTCATACCTTTCAGAGGTAGACGGACATTCCAATTAGGCTCACCCTCAAAAGTTCCGATACCAATATCCATACGAGATAGTTTTTCAGAGGAGCCTGTGATGCCTTGCCAGAGATCAGTAACGATAGCTTCCCCTCTTCCCTTGTTCTTTAGGGCGGAAAGGGTCCTACGTTGAATACCATCTAAAGTTTTCTGGAACTGCGTAGTTTTCTCTAGCGTGGGTAGTATGTCAGCTACGGTATCGAAAGCCTTACCGATAGGGGTGTTCTTTGTCAGGGTTTCTACAGTAGCGGTAGGTCTCTGCTCAAAATCTTGTAGGGTATCCCTAAGAGCGTAAGGAACTCTGGGGTCTGAAAGAACGGCTGGCGATAGTTCTCTCGCAGAGACATTAATACCAGCCTTATCCATACGATCAAAAGCCACCTCAATGACTTGATCATAGTCATCGTATTGAGACACATCTCCTTTCTTAGCGTTCAACTCAGCCCGGATAGCAATCCAGCCTAAGGCTTGTAACTGCCATGTCTCGAAAGGCTCTGCGTTGGGGTTCCGCTCTAAAAGCTCTTGGTTCAAACGATCCCTTAGTCGGATATGGAACTCAGACAACATGTCATATAAGGAAGGAACCTTAACCCTATTACCTTGAGCATCTACTGCCGTCTTAGGAGCATTAGCCAGAACATCGCCATTCGTATTAAAGTATGCCGCTACCTGTCTATCATTAGTGCTTAGAGGTATAGTGTCCGTAAGCCCCATTAAATAGTTCATAGTACCAGCGAAGTTCCCGGTCTTATCTCCGGGGAGTCGGTCATCTGATAATGCTTTATTAACGCCAGCCCCTTGGCCCTTATCCGTTAGGTCGGTCATTATTCCTTTATTCTGGAACATCTCGGCAGTCACTGAGATCGCCCGAAGAATATTATCTAATGGCCCAGCCAAGACTGATGTAGCGGCTACCGTGTCTATGAATTTGGCAATGAACTGAGAGTTGTTAAACTTCTTGAATACGTCTATGAACCGCTCACTACTAATCTCGTACCAGAACCTTGCTCTGTCTGGCAGTTGTAGGGACTGCAACCAGAACGCATTACCGCGAGGTCTAACCTCTTGCCCGTTATTCTCTGCCGCTAGACGATCTAACAGAGCTTTTCCTTCTGGTCCATAGTCTGCAACTACTTCTTCCCACACATCAGCTACATTGAAGTTCAATGCGTTCACAGATGCAGAAGTCTTGTCTAGGTCCAGTGATCTATAATCTGTACCGCCCACAGTCTGTTGGGGTTGTCCTGCTGGTTTAGCTCTCTGCGCTCGTCTGTGTTGCGGAATTACACTGTACTGCACAGACACTTGTTCCATCTCAGTCAAATTGACAGGAGGTCCTGTGGGGTCTAGCTCACTCCATGGAATAAACTCTTCTACATTCGTAGCGTTCTTAACGGCTTCGCTGACTTTGAGAGCTTCCTCTGTCATCTTTGCCGCATCTGCATCTGACCACAGGGACTTCTGACTAGGGATATATTCTTTCTGCCCTGCGTCCGTAAGAATCTTAGCGATACTCTCATTCCCCAAGAACCGAATGATCTTCATAGAACCAGAGATGGGCCACAGTCCTGCCGCTCCGACTTTAGCATTTGGGTTAGTCTTAAAGTTGTAGCTTTCGTTAGGCCCTATTAACCGCTCTCTAATCCCTTCACGTTGTCCGTTATTGAGGATCGAAGTAGAGTCCGATTCTTTCTGCGTAGCTTTCTTCATGGTGGGAATTTCTACTTCTGCCCACACACGAATATCATTGTCGGCTTTCATTATGACATTGCCCTGTTCAAAGATAGGCAAGCCTAGTGAGTGGATTCCCGGACGTTCTGCTAAGTCGTTTGGCTTCTGGATTTCTGCTCTGTACCACTCACCCATGGTGAAGGCCTGTGCTTCGGTACTACGAGTTCCTGTAGAAGCTCTAGCAAATAAGGGGTAGATCAAACCCTTCTTAGACTTGAACAACCTCATTAGCTTGTAGACTTTGCGAGTAGGCTTCGGAGCTTCCGATTCCTCCATAGCATTATAGACGAGGCCAATCTTACCTTTTCCTACAGGGTTAGGATCATTGATGATAGAAAACTGCACCTCATTCTCTTGCTCTGTATGGCCCTTGTTCTGGAGAAGAATACTATCCCGTCCCATATTCCAGAACCGATACTCTGTGGTTCCTGCGGGGTGGGGGTTAATAGCGGATTCTCCTTCCTCTCTTGCCGCCGCTCTACCATCTCCCCACGCTTCTTTCGCATAAGCATCTCGACTTGCTTTGACGAACTCTTCCATGGGGTTTACAGGGTTCACATCTACGCCATAACTCCTGATGTTCTCTAAGAACCTGTTGACCATGTTGGTCCCAGTTACTGTGTCGTAGAGTTCATTGAACATCCGAAGTATCTGGCGTAATAGATATTTGAATCCGCTCTCTCTATGGAGTCTTCCGCCATAGCGTTGAGTAGACATCTCAGCCAACACCATAGCGAGAACCTCTTCAGCTTTCTTAGCCTCAGGTAAGTTCTTGTAGGCATCCGTAGTATTAACTTTCTGTTTATAGAAAGTGTTCTCAGGTAAGGCCCGATACCATTCGATCATCCCAGCTTCGGGAAGGTTCTTTAACTTTACTGCTAAGTGAACTAACTCATGGCTTAATTCATTTAGGATAGTGGAGGTATCAAGGTCTGTATTGATGGCTATGATTCTTTCGACATGTCCATCTAACTTGTTTACGAACTGCGCTAACAAAGCCGCTGTTTCGGCAGGGGTAGAAGGATCAACATCAGAAACCCATTGAGCCAGAGACATGAGTCTAACACTGTCCATCTCTGGGCCGAGAGCATCCGAATACATCTGAAGAACTTTAGCTACTCGTTTCTTCTGTGCTTGCGGAACAAACGCCAAGACCCTTTCAATGAGAGGTTCTGGACGAACACTATACTGAACATTAGGAGGGAACGGTTTCTTACTCTTTTTAGCTTTGTGACCCTGTTGCTTTAGGTCATCAATCTCAGCCTCAACCTCTGACATAATTGTAGAGTCGGTTGCATCCGCTGTTTCCTCAAAAACTTGATGAGGTACAAACTTGGTCTCTCCTTTATATTTGACGTAGACATAAATCTTCTTAGTGGCTGGCTTCTTCTTACCTTGTACTGCACCAACGAGAGCATCCACCAGTGGCCCAGTCCTAGCGGGGGTATTTCCTTGAGCTTTCTCATACTTTTTAATGAGGATATCAGTCTTAGCCTCAAGGGTTTTAGGCACTGCCTCTTCAATGTTCCTTATACCTACCCCGAATTTCTGAGAGAGGTATAAGTCGTAGGTCTCCTTAGGAATTAGTTCATCTTTTCCTGTTATAGGAGAATCAAATGTCCCGTCCTCCATGAGCGTCTGGAAGGACCCTATAATAGTATTGAGGTAGGGGAGAGAATCCATATTAGTATCTTCGTTAAGGATGTTCTTCCCTTCATTGTAAGGAGCAAGTTTCTTATTACGTTCAATAACTCCAGCCATACTCTCGTCCCAAGTACCCTCTGTTGAGGTCTGAGCGGCGTTATCTCTAGCCATATCATAGACGCTTTCCAACTCATTCTCTTTGGCAAATGCTTCTATGCGCTCCACTTCTTTTCGGGCCGCGATTTCCGCATCTACTTGGGCGAGTTCTTCCGCATCCATAGACTCCAAGAGTTCTAAAGGAACGTCTGCTTTTACAGCGGCTGTCTGTGTGTCTGTGTCTACGTCTGTGTCTATGTCTACGACAGCTTCCGGGGCGGGAGCGTCTTCAGCTTCAGCTTCGTCCACTTCCCAGTCATTACGGACTGCACCCTGTGATATGGGAATAGTTCTAACATCCCCAGTGCCTACCAGAATAGTGTCGGGTCCTGCCGCTGGTACGGCAAAAGGTCTTGAGGCTTGAGAAAGAGCCGCCGCTTCTTCTGCATCAGGGCTTACTTCCTCGGCCTCTGCCCCTTTACGTTCTAAAACCTCTTTACTCCGCTCAAGAAAACGTGCTTCAGATTCGTTATCAGCTTCCCTCTTAGCTTCCCTCTCAGCTTTCTGTTGTTCCGCTAGTTCATTAGCGGCATCAAAGTCTGCTTTTTGCTGATCTACATCTGTCTGAATAACACTAGCATCAGGCGCACGGGGGTCCGATTGATCAGTCAGTCTTAACGCTGGGGGAGGAAGCTGTAAGGTCTCATCAAACCTACGCTTAACTTCATAAATACGTTTTAGATGATCGGGGTCATTCAACAACATATTAGTAGGTAACGGGACAGAGATATCCTCCAACTCCCCAGAAGCTACTGATACATCACGATACCCCTTCGCTTTGTTAGTCTGATCGTACACCCTAATCCAGTTGGGGTTCCCCGGTTTAGGCTGGAAGGCTTCTCCATTACGATCTAGCCAGACCCGATACGTTACTCCTTTAGAGGTGAAAATCTTGTTAGGCCGAGTAGCAATCCGCACTGGGTCCATCAGACTTTTCAGTAACCACAGGCGTTCTTTAGCATCCGCATACAATGCTTGGTTCTTCTGGGAGTTCCGTTCTTGTATGGGGAGAGCATTGATCCGCTCTATAATAGCGTCTGCTTCTCCCAACCACTGAAGGAAGTTAATAGCGTTATCAAACTTCACATCGCCTGTGTACTCAGGCTCTGTCTGACGAAGTTCTGCATCTTTAGCGGCTAGACGTTCAATCTGTTCTTGAACAAAACTAGCCCTACTGGTTTTATTCTCAGGGAACCATGGACTAGCCCACTCACTAGACGCATGTTGGTTACGAGATTCCGCTTCAGCTTGAGCATCCGCCTCATTATCAAAGACCATGGATAGGTCAACAGCCGTTTCCTCATTGGACGGAGTAGGTTTACCGTCTACTAAGGCTTGTTGAGCTTCTATCTGAGCTTCAACTTCTCGTATCTTTTCGTAGATTTTTGCTATAGTCGCATCAGGACGGCCTTGGCCTTCGGCTACATTAGCTCGTTGTTCTAGTTGTTGCCGTTGTTGAACGAGTTGATCTAGCCCAGACTGAAGTTGATCTTTGGTCTCAGGGGCCAAGAAAGTTCCTGTCTCATAGACCTGAGACTCGTTCCTATCTCTGACTACAAATGTACCGTCAGGTTGCGGCATAACTTGAAATCTTGGCCCCTCCAACTGACGGGGCGCAACAGGAACAAGAGCAGTGGATTGATCAGGTTCTGGATCAAACGCAGGGGCATAAACAAAAGTATTTTCGCCGTCAGTTCCGGGAGTTCCGTCCTCATTAGGACCTAGAGCCTGTTTCCGTTTGTACCTCTGGAACATCATCCCGCCCCCTGTAGTGGGGATGTCAAAGAGGATGGAGCCTACAACGGCATCAACAGAGCCTTGATGAAGAACTCTGGCAGGGTCATAAGAATTTTTTGCTATAACATTAGAGGTGACCGTATCCACTAACTCTAAGGATGGTTGCACGATTAGAGTCTGTTGAAGTAACTGCTTCTTAATAGTTGTCTTTACAGCTTCCCCAGCGGGGGCAGACCATATAACTCTAGGGACAGCGCGACTAATCCCACTAACAGTGGCTCGTCCTGCTGTTGCTGTCGCACCACTAGCTAGACGTAGAGGAGCAACAAAGACAGCTAAAGAGGCTATCGCGCCAGACTTAGCGGCATCCACATCCGCAACTTCTCTAGCTTTCTCATATGCCTCTCGTCCTCCGAATCCTTTCTGACGATACATAAAGTATGCATCAGTGAGTGTCCCACCAAGGGTCTGTAAATATACATGTGCGCCACTTCCTCCAGCCGCACCAACTAAGGCTCCTCCCCCTGCGCCAATCACTGCTTTAGGCCCTGACCAAGCAGTGTACATAGCCCCTGTTTTAGCCCCTACCCCTGCACCGACTGCCATACTTTCCAGCATAGGTAGTTGTCCACCAGAAAAATTCCCCCAGTAATCCCGATCAAAGAAACGGTGTTTCCCTGTGAAGAATTGTTTAGCCCCTTCTGACCATGTCTTAGCTTCTGCTGTCCAGAGTTCTGGGTCTACATCCAGACCACTCGCCTTCCGCTGGTACTTCTGCTCTAGAGATACCATAAGATCGTCTTCGTTTCCTTGGACAGCCGTTAAGCCTACACCAACGTCTTTCCAAGCATTGCTGTGGGCGCGAGCAAAAGAATCAGTAAAATCACCATCTTGAATATCATCAGGGCCTTGGACGGTTCCTGTGGTTCCCTTCTCCCCGGCAAGAGGTGCATAATCTGGGAACCCGCTGGCAATCTCAGCAAGACCATCCGCCATACCAGACCCTTTAATTTGTCCAAAAGGTCCTGTCTTAGGACGGGTGGCATCTAAGAAAGACTGTGCCTTGCCAGCGGGGTACATCCCCTCTAGTTGCTTCTTAGAGGCTTCAAGCCGATCTGAAGCCGCCCGTGTTGTCGGGTTGATAAAGAGGTCGTCCGTATTGTCAGCCATTACATGCCGCCTGATATTCGCTGGAATAGGATTCTTGCTGTTTGGGGAGGATACTTCTTAGATAAATCTTGTTGAACCTTTTGCAGAGCCTTACGTCTTTGCGAGGGGGACGTAATACGCTGAAGGCTCTGTCTAATCCTATTGATCTCTGTACCCACAGAACCGCCAAAGGAATAACTAGGCTGGTCACCAAACCATCCCCGATACCATGGACGATCATCATCAGTCACAATAGGAGCGTAATCTTGCATCCACTGATTAAGGAACGCCTTTACTTTACTAGGGTCTTTAAGAATATCAGGACGAGAACGTAAGGCTTCTTCTGCCATTCCAGAAAGCTCGGCATACAAAGGTTGAGCGTCTGAAGTAAGTTCATCACCAGAGAAGAGGTCGGAAGCATTTCCATCCCCTAAAGGATTGGTAAAAGCCGTAGTTACTGCATCACTGACTGCATCAGTAATCTTTGAATCTTCTGACCAAGTAATAGGTTTAGGTTGGCCTTTCGACAAAGCCTGTAATTCCGCTCTGTAATTCCTACCTCCCTGTACAGCATTAGCTAGAGCATACTTAGCATTTAACTTCTCTAAGTCATGCCACTTCTCATAACGAGTCGCGGCTTCAGCTTTCTCTTGGGCATTAAGGGCGTGTTGCATACCCCCTGCAAGAGTGCCTAACCTATCTACTACCGTTGTCCACTCAGGCATACCGCCCTCCTTAAACTATAGATTTAACAGCCGCCGCCGCCGCATTTTGGAAGTTAGGTCCAGAACCTCCAGCTACGTTAGCCGCCGCGAGAGCGTTTTTACCAGCATAAGCCTCTGCTTGCATCAGGCTTCTTTGGTAGTTGGCATAGGCTTGATAAGCATCAGACTTAATATTCGCTTTAAGTTTAGCTTTCGCTTTGGTAAGGGAAGCTCTACCAGAAGCGGCGACAGTAGTATTGCTCATACCTCTACCAGCCATGAGTGCCGTAAAATCGGCTTCCGCTTTAGAGAAATGTTTATCAAGTTCATCCTCTTTATCTTGGATATAAGCACCCTGCCACTCTTGGGCGAATCCAGAAGATGGGTCTAGTCGTTGACGATAATAAGCCATCTCCGTTGCGTATGCAGACGCGGCATCTTCATCACGGGTATCCGTAAAAGAAGTCATAATAGCGTTAGCTATAGCTAAAGTAGCCATAGGTTTATCCATGGCTTTCTGTAACACATTATTCATAAAGCCTTTAAAGTCTTTAGATGCCGCCTTCTGTGTGTTTCCCTCGACCTGTTGCGAGATACGTTGAGCCGCTGATTGCGATATATGTGCAGAAGGAACTGCACTGACTCTTTGTGAGATACTACTATCAAGGTTGGTGTTAATCCCCGGATTCAGGTCTCCGGGCTGTAGACCTGATATAAACGAACCCGTATTCATCTGATCAGGACCTTGGCTACCCCCAGTAAGGCGGTCGGTTCCCTCATCAGTTCCAGAGATGATGCCCCTCTGGTCTCTCAGCGTATTCTGCAAACCACCCCCGCCTTGAGATGTCCCATCGGCGTAGGTTCCCGCCGCTACGGGTCCTTTATTGAGTCTTTCTCTTGCCGCATTTATATCAAACTTACCGCCGCGAGTGCCGCCCGTCATAGAAGAATCAGACCCCACGGGCAGAAGTGCTTGACCTTCTACGCTCTCATCGCGCCATGATGATGCAGGGCTACCTCCACCGTAGCGTTCATTTGATGGTGCGTTTGGAAGTTGAGAAGGTTGCCTTACAAGGTTGTAATTATATGCTGGTGCTGGGAGGGCAGTTTGACCGGGCTGTTGACCCCCAAAAAATGCGCTTACGCCAGAGCCAAACCCCGAAGGTGCTTGCATAACTCTATCGTAGCTCTGTCCAAAAGTTCCGAAGTTTCCTACACCACCGATCTTATTCTTCTGAAGAACTCCGTAACCACCTAAAGCCGCTTGAGGAATAGACCAAGCATCTCTGGCAGAGGCCGCACTAACTAGATTGCCTATCCCTGCTCCTGTGGTAAGAACATTAGACCAATCCGTTCCCCCTTCATCGCTATTGTCAAAGCTATCGAAGAGGCCAGCCCCGCCAGCCGCAGAAGCTACGCCCAAGCCTACACGGACTGCTGGCTTACTAAAGAAATCAGTTACTTTATCAAAAATACCCATGATGCACCTATGCCGCCGCTCTCATTCGTCCCGCTCTAGGGGACCCATATAAGGAGCCAATAGAGGCTCCGTCCAAACTATCAGTCACCCCTGAGAAGGGGCTAGTCATACCAAACGGAAGTCTCGCGCCCTCAGGATCACCGAAGGAGGTCATACTCAAGGGCATGGTATCCGAGACCGAACTCGTCATCAACGGAGTTGATGTCCGTGTTGGTACGTTTTCTGCCACCCTTCTTTCTATCGGTTGTGTGGGGGTGGGAGAGTCATCTGACCCGTAGTTTCCTCCAAAGGGATCACTGGCCCCTGTTGTAGAAGTACCACTACTAGAGGAAGGAGAAGGGGCCTGACCACTACCATCGTTAGGACCTCTAATACCGAGTTCTCCCCAAACATTCATATGAGCAGGGTTCGGGGTATCCAGCCCTAAGGTTCGATTAGCACCAGCCATCATTTGATTTACAGGGTCCATAAGGTCAGGCCTATCTAATAAATCGCCTGTAACAAAGTCGGCTCCCTTCTTAGCCGCGGATGCCGCACCTAAGACCGCGCTTACGTTGGAGAACGCCTTACCCACATTTCCGGGAAGCATCGTTCCCATACCAATGATACTAGGTATAGCCTCTCCCACAGTCTTAGCTTTAGATATGTTATATAACCCTAGAGGGATAGCTAGGGCTGGAACTTTGGCTACAAGGATAGTCTTAAAGATACTCAGAAAAGCGTCAAGAACCTTACCGCCCCAGCTACTCTTTGTGGGGTCTGTAACTTCCATACCTCCCCAGAAACCTTCACTGCGTACTTGTCCGTACTCTCTGCCTGTCTTGGGGTCCCAGACACTAGTTAGACCAGCTTCCTCGCCTTGAGTGCCTTCAGTCGCACTCTCGTTACCCATAGAGGCTGAGTGTTCGTCAGTGTAGGCTTCTCCATAAGCATCAAAGTCATCCATCTCCTGACCATCAGCTTCGGTACTTGCATCTGTACCTGTAACTGAACCAGAAGTATCTTCAGCAGTGAGGCCCCCGTCTTGGTCATCGGCCCCGCCATCTTCACCTCCGTCAGACCCAAAGCAACAGTGTCTGGCCTCGTATTCATTAAAGCCTAGCTCTTCCCAAGTCTTCTGAAGTGGATTGTCCGTCCACATCGGTTTACGCCAATCAAACATAAGCAGACCTCACACCTTTGTGGGATTTGTTGTCTTTCTTCCAGAAGGCCCCGCCCTGATAAGCCCTATCAGCAAACCGCTCACGAAGGTAGCGGATCATCTTCCGAGGCAAACCTTTAGGCGCATCAGCACTGGTGCAGACATCCATGACCCACAGTCTGTCACCTGAGTGGAAATCGGATGGTCGGAGTAGTCGGAAGTTATGGACAAAGGAGTTGTGCGCTTCCTCATCGAAAAATGCCCAAGTCACAAACCCGACAGGCTTCTTAGCATACCGAAAGATTTTGTATTGGTTGAGAAGAACAGCAGGAACAATCACTCTTTTAATAGAGCGAAGAGGCCACCCTCCGTAGTGAGGACAGGCAGACATAAGAGAAACTATATCAGAGAGGTCACGTTTGTAAGCCAAGCTGTCAGACCTTGGGTTCTTACCGCACCCACAAGTAACTTCGGTGGGGGTTAAGGGAATAAACTTATTTGGAGAGTCGTATTTCTCTAATGGCAACATTCAAATATCCAATCAAGTTTAGATATTCTCGTCTGACAGTTGCCTCGTAGAATACATTAAGTATGAAGTAGTATAAGGTTTTTCTTACTTTGTATCAACTATTAAGCCAAAATCCTGTATCAGGAATCCACACGCTAATTGGTAAGAGGGGTTGTTTAAATTGCTGTCTGCCTGAGTGGTGTCATTGTCGAAACGTATAGACACACCTCTTGCCCTCACAGCCATGGGAACCTCTATAGGGTTCTTCTGATCTTTGTAGGTGCCTATGCTGCTTTCATCTTCAGCACCTATATTGCCCCCTCTAGCCCTAGTTTCATTAGGGGTAAACTGAGTCACAGTTCCTGCAAGGTGGGTAGAGGCGGGCCTTATCATATCAGGACGGACGGTAGCTGTATGTTTTAGCTGACCAAGATCGTCAAACACACGAATTCGTAACTGCATATCGAAGTCATCATACTCCGGGTACAGTCCTCCACCCCCAGCGTACAGACGGTCTGGATCGTATAGAACTACGCATCGGAGCAATAACCGTTTATAGTACTTATAAGTATCAGGTTGGCCTTGCCAGAGGACTGGGGTCCGTACATCAAAGAAGTGACCTGAGAAGTCCCCTGCTATTCCGCTGGCACAGTATTGTTGTGTGGTGCCGATGACGTTTCGTGCCACTCCCGAGGAATAGAACTCGTCACTAAACCCAGCACCAACTTGGAAGTAGCTTCCACAAGTTGCCATTTTATTTTTCGGACTATCAGCAGGAGTATAGGAGAATGATCGGAACTCTCCCCTTCCTGATCCTTTCTCATAGACGTATATGATCTGCGCCCATTTGGTAGCGTTACTGGTAGGGAAAGCTACCGTGTAGTGACCTATATCATTGTCCCACCATGCATGAGGTTCTGGAAAAACATTATACAAGTCGTGATAACTATCTGCATCGACCAAGCCCGACTTCGGTGCTTCATCAACTAGTTTTAGCCAGAGGTCTGTAATCTCTCGGGTCTCGGTTTTAGTCTCAAGGGTGAGACCACTGACTGCACGTTTGATGGAATGGATACCACTACGACTACAAAAGAATAGGTCTTGTCCTATGTTAGCTATGGTGTTTCTACCCAAGAGGCCGATGCCAACCCGGAAGTCGGTTGCTATCTGCCATTGGTTGATGTCGGTATCCGTAATATAAATGAGGGTCTCGTTTTCTCCGAAGACAACTAGTTTGTCCCCTTCAAGAACGCCCAGCCCTTTGATCTTATCAGGTCCAGAAAACTGGTCTTTAACATCAATGATGGCACCGTCCGTAGCTAAAGCCGTATCTCCATCACTGGTGTTTGTTCGCCAATCGTATTCTTTACTCAACGCAGAGATGTGAAGTTCTGTCTCTTTATCGTCAAGACCCGCTACTACCAAGCGGTTCTGGATAGCGGCACCAAACCCGCCATTTGGAAATTTATTGTGGGCAGACCAGTAATGAATACTGATCCCTCCGTAACCAGTCCCTGTCACAGACAAAGCAGAACCGCCTACGGTCTCGCTTATCTGAAAAGTGTCTGTCTGTGAGTTGACTACATAATACGTTTTGCGGCGGTGAACCCCAGAAGGGAGCCGGGAATAGGTCAACATGAATGGAGTGGTGTAGGCGGTAGCATAGCCTGACGTAGTTAATACTGCTCCTCCCTCTGTAGCACTCACCTTGAAGGTATCGGTAGTGAGGCCCGAGCTTACGACATAGTATTTTGTATTCTCAGCAAACCCTGTCGGAAGAGAACTTGTGTTCGTGCTTCCATAAAAATCAGAATGGAAACTGACCTGTTGTCCAGCGATTAGACCATGGCTTGGTTGGCTCACTTCTCCAGAGGTCCCAGTAAAAAGTGTACTGGTATTAGCAGGACTTCCCCCTCCTCCAGAAGTAGGAGGATCATATTTTACCGCAGGGTCAAAACTCAGAGATATAGGGTCCCCATTGTCTAGACCATGGGCAGTCTTGGTAACAGTATTGGCTGAAATAGTGACAGGGTCTGCCGTGGGACATTCCGCCGCATAATGAAACCTATGACGGTCCAGCACCGTGCTTGTAAACGGGACATCGTAGGTGACCGTCTTTGCATTTTCGTGGAATAAAAAGACCTTCTGCCTAAACGAGACAGGGTTCACGGGGACGAAAGGCGAAGAGAGATAGGTAGCGGAACTGGACTCGCTAAAGAACTCGTCAGACCGTTTAGTGGTTGCTCCAGCGGCAGTTCCTCCTAGAGCATCAGGGTCGCTGTGGCTATTAATATTGGCGTAGTCACCGTGTTCGGCCAGCGGATACCTATGCCCAGAAGTTGTAGCGTCCCCCCAAGCAACAAACTGACCAAACATATCGTCCTTCATGTCTTCTACAACTAGACACTCAAACGCGTTGTCAGGCTGCTGAGTACTATTATCTACACTTACACTACTAGACTGCCCGTCCCTATCGGCTCCTGCGAAATAAATCTTTAAGACATTATCAGCCCCCACATGAACCACGTTCCACATATGCTGGTAATGTCCGTCCCCCTTGAATAAAGATTCCTGTGCGCTCCCTGCATGGACGCGAGGGCCGGGGTTGCCCGTGATGATGTGATCTAGGTTACAAAGAAGAGTGGAAGCTGGAGGAATAGTCTGGCCGGGACCTTTGTGTAGCTGTCCTCGAAAATCGGTCCAAGCTCCCTCAGACCAAGCCAGATATCGCTCCCCTTTATTGAAAGGGCCTGTAGCAGTTTCTAGTCCGAGGAACTTGCCATAAGGAAATAGCTTACGAGGCATTAGGTGTACTCGCTAATTTCTACCGTCAGGTTCCCTTGAATATTAACAATAGAGCCTAACCACGAATTCATTGAAAGCGTATATTCGTTTTGCGCTAACGTAATTAGCCCTGCGTTGTTAGTGTCAGAGTCATCTTTCATAAAATAACTCTTGATACCTAAGACCATTACTTCATCGTCAATAGGTCTATAAGTATCACTGCTTAATTCAGTGTATCGTTTTATTCTCGTTTTATAAGGATGGGAAACCACTGCATCTGTAACTGTAACACCAGCCGTGTCTGCTAATCTCCAAGAGTTTGAGACTGTATTACCAGAACTGTCAGTAGTCTGTCTGATGACGAAAGTGTACAAATCTCCAGCCGTTGTAGCGGCCTCTCCCCCACTCTCAGAACTAAACCCAGCCCCAGCTACTTTGACTGGTGTATATGTGTTGAAGGTTACCGTAGGAGTTCCTGTAAGAACTAGGGTCTGGCTATCAGCAGTGATAGAACCTTGCTGATCATCGTAAGCCGCGTCTAGTAAATCCAGAAACATTGGATGACGATTTACATCTGTGACTACACGATTAGCGTAATTAAGGAATCTTTGTTGGTTAGCAGTAATATAGTAAGAAGCCTCTGCGTCCCCTAGTTCTTGCATAGCATTTTGTGCAAGATAAAGACCGCCAGAGAAATCTCCTCTATCGCTGGATTGACCAAGATTAAGTGATGTACTCATCGCAACTCTACAGTCACCTCAGTTATCTTACCCTGATTGAGGAATGGGTGAGTCCGTAACACCTCGGCTTGTTCTTCAGAAACCACAGCGTAATGGTTATTAAAGATAACATTCTCCCCTCTAACAGGGATAGTCAGGTGAGGACGTATATTAACACGAAAGACATGATCCCCTTTGGCATCTTTCATTAAAGACACCAACTCTTCGTAATTAGCCTTCGCTTCTAATTGATCATTTACCAGAATCGACTCTTCGGACGCTAGGAGAGACCCGTTGGCATAATGACTAGTCTGCCTAATAAGCTCCCCGATCTCATGGGGAACCTCCAGTTTACCTTTGTAGAAGACATAATCCTTATTTCGGATAGTGATAGCGTTCATCTTCTTAGTGTAGAAGACTTGATCCTTGGGAGTGTTGGGCTGAATATCTTTCTTTTTCCTTGCTGGCATCTAAGACTCCATGTCCACAAACAAAAACGACCTCCAAAGAATACTCTTTAGAGGCCGTTTTGTCTAGGAATTGTCTAGCCTTAGGTTACGGCGCAACACTCCAGTTGAGAATACCCGCATGGGTTTTCTCTTGGAGAAGTTCCAAACCACACTCGGTAAGGTACTCGTCCGTTACTCCGTCTTTACCAGCGGTCTGACGATCCTTCAAAAGTTGGGTATCGTCAATGAACCGATAGCGAAGGTCCTTGGTGTCGAGAATAATCATGTTGTTCTCAAAACCAGTGATCTGACGGAACATGGGGTGTGTCTTAACCTGTAGAGTTCCAGCGAAAGTCTTATAGGTCTGAAGAGAGATGCCATAAGAAGAGTCGCTATAGTCTACTGGTTGCCAGCGAGCTTTGCCGATTTGCTGAAGGAAGTTAGCAACTTTCCAACCGCAAAGGGCCAGCTTCTCGCTGGAGCCGAAAGCGAAGGCTTTCTCTGCCAAGAACGTATCCAGTTCAGCTTCCGTCACCTTATTGTTGGTAGCAAAAGCCGAAGCCGCATCACTCATGTTCGTTGTAACAGAGGTGAAAATACCTTCGGTAGTACGTTCCGTAAGAGCCGCTGCATCAGAGCTTTTCTTACCGAACATGAACGCACGTTCCATGGAAACCATATGCTCTTTAAGAGCGTCACGGCTCTTTTCGAGATACTGATCCCCAGTACGGAAGTTGGTGTGCATAGCAGTACGAGAGATGCTATATGGAGTACGGAAAATCTGCGTGTAGTTTTCCGTAGATGCGGCATCATAACTGATGGAGGACGGAATATCCGCACCTTCAGCGTTTGAATTACCGATCATATAGATCACATCGGCGGCTGACATGTTTACACCCGTACCACTGTTACCGACACCGCGTTCAATAACGGCAACGGCTCCACTGATAGAAGTGATTCGGAAGACTTCGTCTGTTGTAGCGTTCTTCCAGAGTTGTCCAGCCCGACAGAACTCAGCATCAGCAGATGCGCCGAATTCCAAACCAGTGTCACTGGTACTACCAATAGCACCTGATCCGACTTTCACCGTGCCAGTCCAGTTGGGCATGTCTTTACGAAAGTTGTGATACTCCGGGTCATCTGTTTTCTCAGATGGGAGCATGGAGAGGATAGCAGTAAGAGGTGCAGAACCGTTAGGCTCCAGCATCAAGTACTTCTGTCTCCAGTTTTCGGGGCGATGATCCGCCGCAAACGAACCAGTACCCCTCATACCTAATGTAGCCATAAAAACCTCCATGGCGTTTGAGGGTTAAAGATTAAATTCGCTACGGTGGCTCCGAAGTCATACAGCGGAATAACAGTGAGTTTCCTTGATCGGGTCTTGACTGCTATACGGCAAACCTAGGTAGGCCTGTGTAGTTATCGAATTGTAGCAAAAACAAATCTAATTGTTAAGAGTTAAATTAGATTCATTATCTCATCATTAAAGTCCTTAGGAGGAGGACCTCCCGGAGCATCACTACCCCGACTGGCAACCGTTTCTCCTCCAGCACGTTGAATAGTCTTTTCGACATTACGCTTCATAGCCGCTTGCTCCTGAGTACTTCTATTTCCAGTAGCAATAGCATGGTAATCCCGAATAGATTTATCCATCGCTTTAGGATTTGCACTAATGATTTCTTTGTATCCCGGAATGAACTGCTCCTGCTCTTCCACCCAACTAATATAGTCGTTGAACTCTTGTTCAGTGTCTATCCCTAGTTCTTGAGCAGTAGCAGAAGCCGTGGTGTCCACTAGACTGCGTTGGCTTTGCATCACATTCTGGGCTTGTTGTTGTTTGAAAGCCTCAATATCTGACATCATGGATGGCAACATACTAGCTATCGTTGACATTTGATCTCCATACAGAATCATATTCTGCATAGAAGCCATGGCATCCTCTGTAGGAGTCAACCCATTATCATCAAAGAAGGCTTGAGCCTTCTGCCGTGCATCCTCTTGACTAGCTTGATTCTGCATCTGCATAACTTCTGGGTTAACCTGAGGTGCTTGGACAGGAGCTTCTTGAGGAGAAGCAGAATTGTCCACGCCTTGGGATAACGCACCGAAGTTCTGCGCCATCATTAATGCGATTTGTTCGGGGTCTTTCTCCCCTGTTTGATCAGAGAGCTTACGAGCCAACTCAAGGATAGGACCATACTTGTTGTCCATCATCTTGAATTGTTGAACCATGGTAATCGCATCTGCTTCGGGAATCTCTTCTTCTTTGCCCCGATATTTAATCTTGAGCATACGATCAATGGCACTCTCGGCATCCTCACCAAGCTCTTGCTGGTTTGCATCCTCAGGTTGACGATCCTCTCTAGGATCAACATCCTGCATCACCTCAAAATCGTAGTCGGCTTCTAACCTATCGTTCGCATACAACCTGTCTGCCGCACGAAGACCATCCTTATCTGGGTTGGCCTCTGCGTCTGACGGAGGTTGAGGGGCGTTCTCAGGAGGGTTCGCCGCTTGATTAGGATCGGTGATTGCACCAGAACCTTTATTCTTCATGGCAGTGACTTCTGCCTCACTCTTGTTCGTGGGGGCCATTCTCTAGTTCCTCTTCCGTTTCAGCTTGCTTGATCAAAAGATCAGGCAAATTCAACGCAGTTTGAAATGCGCTCATTACACTTGCATATACTCTAAGCTCTTTTTCATCCGAGTTTGCATTTTGCATAAGAGCTTGAAGTACTCGGTTAAATTCTCCTGTCAGGGATTCAGTGTAAATCTGGAAGAAAGGTTCCTTCCGTAATTTCTCAAACCCTGTTTTTAGTTCTCCACTAGTCCGTTTAGGCATTAAGGCATCACCTCTGCTGGAACGGCAAGATCAGGTTCTGGGCCAATAGGAGGTTGTCCTATTCCCATCTCCTGTTGAGCTTGTTGCATTGGAAGGATATTTCCTGCCGCTAATTCCTGTTGTATCTGCTCATCTGGCATCATCTGTTGAGGAGCCGCCTTCCAATTCTCTACATCTGAAAAGCCGAAGCTCTCAATCAGACGTTCTACAAATTTACTCATATCCCATCCTTGGGACGCACCTGTCTCTGTCAACACCCTAATAGCCCTAGTAATATTCTCGGAGTTCTCTTCCGGGCTAGTAGGTAACGTACCGTCTACCACAACATAATCGAAATCGCCAAGTATTTCTGACCTGTTATAAGAGATCATACCCTGAGGATTCTCAGGAGTTACCTCCTCTTGGAGAGCTACAGTTCCGCCATCAATCTGGAAGTACTGAAGGTTGCTGACCATCTGACGAACCAAGGGTCTCACTGTACTTGCAGAAAGTAGCCGTGCTTGCATCCCTAACCGTTGTTGTCCTAGAGAAGTAAGTCGAGCAATCTCAGTAGCAGTACGCTGAGTCTCTGCTTGAATTCCTTGCGCTGTGTCGCTAGCCGCCGCTACCCTCTGCATGAGTTGCCCTGCGGTATCCATGTCTTGCCAGTAATTCCTAGTGGCATCGGGAATAGTTAGAGGGAGTAGAGCATCAGAAGGGTTAGACCCCGGAAGAGTACGAATAAGTCTTGCCGCGTTGGGATCAAGGATATCCCTAATATTCACACGGTTCGGATCAACAACCAAACGGTTCTGTACAATGCTCTGCACATTTTCAACACGGGTACGGAGTAGCCAATCTTGATAACGCTGAAGAGGCATTAAGAGATCGTAAAGGGATGTAGCAAAAGTACGGTGGGCATCGTAGTTTGCCTCGCCGTGGATGACGGGTATCTGGCCGTGGGGATAAGGAGACTTATCGAACTGAATAATCACAGTCTCGTCTGCAATGACGATCCTATAAAGTCCGAAAGGTGCAGGGATGTTAAACCGTCTTGGATCACAATACACATATAGAGTGTTTAAGATGTGAGCGTAGCCAATCTTCGATCCTGCTCCACTTAATTCTTCAGAAGCACTAGCAAGGGCAGGGTCAATAGACTGTCCTCGGATAACCTCTTTCAAATAAGAGTTAGACCTCCAAGAAGTAGAAGGCCTGTTCTGTTCCAGCCGATGTAGGTTCTGGTAATGGTTACGTCTATGAAGCGTAGTACGAGAAGCCCAAGACCTGTACCCAACAAACTCTGCTTCATGGCGGTTCTGGCTAGTTACTCTAGGATCAGGGAAATAGGCCCAAGGGTCAATATTAACAGGAACATTACCATCAACGCCGTAGAAACAGGCGACTGGCGACATGCCATAGCGGTTGTTATCAAGAAAGATTTGATAGAGTCTTTGTTCATAACCTACCTTTCGCATGTTCCTATGTAGTTGATGCTCTAGAATCTTGGCGGCTCTTCGCTGATCGTCAGGGCCACTAGACTCTAATTTGAAGGGAGGTGCGCCACCAAATATTGCCAAGTTGTATGTGCAAATCGTGTCGCTGATTGCGCGAGAGTAAGGAGTTTTGATGGAATCAATAACCTTAGTCTTGCCCTTGGAGTATCGACCAGAGGCTTCGGCCTGAGACAAACTACCTGTATTAAATGATCTCTGTGATGAATTGGACCTCTCCACAATACTGGCGGGAACATAGATATCATGGGTGACTTCTGCATCCCGCCAGTACTGGTAGCGGTCTGATATCCTATCGTAAGATAAGTCAAAATGCGCTCTTGCGTAATCTACGAGTTTCCGTTCAGTTTCTTGATCCAGCCATTCAGCCGCGTTGTCATCGCGGTTGAGAGCGTTACCAACCGCCTCAGGACCTTGCTGGTCAGGAAGCACAGTAGGAGCTTCGACTTCAACCCTAACTTGAGTAACAGGGTCTTCGTCTTTTGCGTTAAGTTCGTCAACCAATGCTTGATCATAAATAGGCCCCGTTCTATCTAGCTCGTCATATGCAGTCTGCTCATTTACTGCATCTTTAATTAAATCAATCCGTGCGTTCTCTAAAGCTACCTCAGGGTCAACATAAGGACCCATCTGTCTGGGGTCTGCTTCTGCAATTCTTCCCTCTGCTATGTTGTCATGTATCTGATCAGTAGGGTTAACAACACTATCAATACCAGATTGCTCTCCTACATTGGTCGGTTTTCTAGCCATTCTAACCTCTAGTGTGGGGGTAAAATTGTTTTATGAAGGCGAGGGGCGTTATGGGTAGCATCACTCTTCGCCATTGTTTTTAACCCCCATTGTTTGCTCCCTCCGACAGACCTTTTGAGTTTACGAGCGGGAGAAGCCTTGGTAGTACGCTTAGTAGGAGAACGCAACCGTTGATGGCCTGTCTTCAAACGAGGATTGCCGTGCATCACACCACCCAAATAAAGAGAAACTTAGCGAAGATAATAAGATGTTTACTGTTATTTGTCTAGTAATCGTGAGAAGCCTGACCTATTTCCCTATTTACATCTAGGGCTTGGTACATGTGATGGGAAGCCATCTGCGGAGCAAGCTCAGAAGCCGCTAAGAAGAGGGCGGTCACACAGTCATCATGGAACCCTTTTGGAGCCTCGTATCTAATGCGGCCCGTTGCCGTGATGTTATAACTATAGGCTTCTAGCTCTTGCCATATATGCTCAGTGATGTTGTCTTGCCCATGACTATGGTCAGGCCAAGGTACTCTCAGGATTTCTTCCTCAATGAGGAGCATAAGGTTTTGCACCATCTGAGTTTTCTTTTCGTTAGTGAACTTAACTGGTCGAATAGCAAGGCCTTTTGCCGCAAGGTTATCGTAGATTGGATCACCCACTCCACTGGCATCAAGGACCACCGTTCCCCGAAAACGCGAACAGAATCTCTCAATCCTTGTTGTGACGATATTCCAGTCGAGATTATTAAACCTATCAAAGCCAATAACATTACTGGCAGGGTCCAGAGCAATACAAACAGTAAAATCAGTATGTTTAGCAAGGTCGATACCAACTCGACACATGTCTGCTTGAGGTAATAATTTAGTGTTCTCACTATTTCTCCTCATCTTATCAAGCCCTCTAAAGACAGCCCCTCCACTGTCTAAGAACTCAGCCAAGAATTCCTGTTGAAAGATGTCTTCTGGTAGCTCGTCTTTGAGTCTGTCTAACTCTTCGGGGGGAATGAAAGGATTAGTCTTGGTGGGGAACCTAAAAGACTTCCAAGGATTAGGTTTCCCTTGATCAGTCTTATCGGGTAGCCCCCTAAGAAAGAACTTATGTAAGGGGCCTTTACCTTTAGGAGTCCCTTGGAGCCATGCCCACCCTGCTCTGTCTAATAACATAGCCGCGATAGGCCCTGCCCAGAGGTCCTCCAAGTCTGAGATAAGCCCCGCCTCGTTTATGATAACGCCATCATACTGACCACCACGAAGGTTGTCAGGCTGATCAGCAGAAAAAAATACAACCTTATCTCCATTAATTAATCGGATTTCCATAGGGGGAGTTTCGATACTCTTTTGTATGAGACCTCCACTCTCCGCAAACATTTTAAAGACGCGAAAACTTTCTTTGCCTTGAGGGTTATAAACAGGATTTAACCATGCGTATATCTTACCGCCCCGTGGGGAAACGTGAGATAGGCTATGGGATAAGATTTTAATAACAGCTAAGTGATCCTTGCCCCAGCGTCTACCACAGACCAGAGTCATAAACCGATGTTCGTCAGATAAAACTAGCTGTTGCCCGTGGTGAGCTTCAAACGTGATCTCTTGGGTCACTTATTATGACCTAATAAAGTATTAAGACGGGTCACCTCTATAGGGGTCATACAAATCAACTCATATATTTTATTAACTTTAAGTGGGGGGTTCGTAGATGTCAGGATATGGTTTCCCACACTAGCTATGAGTTCAGCTTCGTTCTCATCCTTACCCGCTTCGCACAGGGCTTGGCTCTTGTACATATGATTAGAAGCAATAAACCCAAGGGGCAGTGTGGGATGACTAGTCCACACAAAAGCCGTGATTACAAATGCCATCATTAGTTCAACACCTCTGGCTTCTTGAAGGAGAGAGTACCGACCTGTTTAGCTTGGCCTGTATGCACTCCTTGGATAACCTCGCCCGTCTGCTCAAAATCAATCTCAGGACCACTCTGATTGATAGTGATATGCACTTTACCATCGGCCCGTTGGGTCTGGTCTCCATTCATATTCACAGGCTGTTGGTTAGGTAGCCCCTTCTGAAGGATCATTTTATATAGCTGTAACTGCCCATCAGTAAGAGCCGCTCCCTCGGGGACCAGCATTTGTACGGTTCCATTAGAGCTAATAACCCTCTCAGGAACTGCTTCTAGATAGGTAACAAGACGGTCAGCCAGAGAAGGGAGCTTGGTATATAGCTTATCTATGAACTGACGTTGGTTACCGAGGAACGAGGGGTGTTGGAATAGGTTCTCCTCTTCCTCAATCTTGCTGAGTTCTCTATCTAATTTCTGTAACTGATCGGGACGTTTTTTAATTCGTCTAGCCATGAGGTCCTTCGCTGATGATGACAGTGATGACGAGGATGACGCTAATCCTATTAATTATAATAATTTAATTTATTAATAATATAAGGGAAAGCTAAATAGAAATCCAGCGTCATCGGTGTCATCACTGTCATCACCTTCTGGCCCCCTAAAAATAAAAAATAAAAAAAATTTAAACATCTTTTCTAAGCCCTCAAAAATACAGGCACTAGGTTCACAGTCAATTCTCGCCGCGGCGAAACCCGAATCCGGGGTTCGACAGTGTCTTGGGATGCTCAGTCTGCCAAGCCGTCAAACTGTCTAGGGTGTCTGGACTGATCGGCCCGGAAAATTCGCGCCGGGGTATCCGGGTCCCGGGATGCATTGCACGGTCAGGGCCGCTAGACATGGGGCTGTCTGTCTACACTGTCTGCACTGTCTAGCATTTCGGGTTGTCTGAGGCTGCTAGCCTAGCTGTTGGCAGACTTTGCTAACCCCTATCCCCCAAGGGTTTCCGACTGGGTTCAGTGGAATTGGCTAGGCTGTAAGAAAACTGCAAAAACTACGTCCTATGCCTTGAACTTACAGTTTTTGCGACTATATTAGAGGTAGACTTTTTAAACCAAACGAAAGGAAAAAACATGAGTATGCACCCACAAGTCGAAGCCCAGTTGGAAGGGTTCTATGAGGAGGGCCTAGCCAAAGGCCTTTGCGGAGTTCGCGCCGAAAAGTATGCGTGGGCAAAACACGAGGGATGCGAAGGGTTGGCAGACGCAATGCCAGAAATGACCCACGTTGAATTCGCCGTCCTGACCGATATGGGCATGATCTAAAAACGGTTCTGAAAGGAAAATACAGTGAACCAATATTCTTACACCAACGAACAGCGCACGGCTCTAAAGTCGGTGCTGTCGAACACCATCAAAACCCTGCCGCAATTTGACGGCGTGAAAATTCACCTTTTGTCAGCGCACCAACTGACAGAATTAGCAGTTGAGGTAGGCATCAACCCTGCCGACTATGGCAAGCCAAAAGGTACGAAGGCCCCTGCCATCCACTCCGCAATGCCAGCCATTGCAGTGGACGATATCCCCCAAGGCCCTAAGGCCGTTCCCGAAACCATCACCGAAAAGCCTGTGGAAGTGGACGCAGAATTGGAAGCAGTGATGGCCCTGCCGTTCAAGGAATTGGAAGGCCGCATAGCGGAACTGATTACGGCATCACGCACTCCGAAAGTAGTGGAGAAAATTGTCGAAGTTCCAGTTGCTGGAGACGGGACCGCTCCAGCGGTATCGGCATCGGCCCCTGCCAATCGGGTCAAAGCCGTGAACGCACAGGCAGACAAATCCGCACCAGAATTGTTCGGGTTAAAAGATATGCCAGCCATCCCAGTGAAGATATTCGATGCTGGGGATGCTGACGAATTTGATCCGCATTATCAGTGGGACCCATTAGTGGCGAAAGTTCTGGCAATGCTGGGGGGATACCAAACCCATGGCAAATTCGTGGGTTGGTTCTATGGCCCTGCTGGGAGCGGTAAAACCTCTGCCGCTAGACAATTCGCATCCATCACGGGACGGCCCTTCTATGCGCTGACCTTTGACGGGACGATGTCTAGGCTGGAAATCAACGGGGGGTATCAGGCCGCGCCTGACGGGTCCACATACTGGAAGGATGGAATGCTGACCAATGCCATCCGCCAACCCCATGCGGTCATCCTGTTGGATGAAATTACAAGGGCCTCGCCTGATGACCTCGTTTACTTCAATCAGGTTCTAGAGAGTAAAGGCCGTTCTATCACCATCCCCGAAACAGGTGAAAAGGTCCCTGTGGCAGATGGTGTGATTTTCATCACTGCCGATAACACCAATGGCACGGGTGACCCTGACGGGCGGTTTATCGGTACGAAGGTGATGGATACCTCTCTGACCGATAGGCATTCCTTCACTGTAAAAGTGGAGGCCCCTACAGCGGATATTGAAGCGAAAATAATTGCTTCAAATACCAAGGTGACGATTGCAGCCGCAAAGCAAGTGGTCTCCATGGGAAGGGTCCTTAGGACTGCAACGCTGGAAGGTCAGGCATCTAACCTGATGCCATCAGTTCGGGGCCTGACGGCCTTTGTAGTGGCGGTGCTAAACGGGTTTACCGCTGAAGAGGCTTTCGAGGTCACGATGGTAGGGAACGTCACCCCTGACGATTATGAAGTCGGACGGGGCCTGTTCTCTGAACAAGTAAATCAGGCAAAAGTCGAAGCCTTGATCAGGCGTGAAGAATTCGTTGAGCCATCAGGCGAGGAAATCGCAGATGAGGTAAACGCGAATTCTAACGCTGACGGTGATGGGATTATCGACTGGAATTCCTGAGGGTTTATCGCCGTGCGGTCTCACAGAAGTGGGGCCGCATACGATGCACCTTTAGCATCAAGTGAAGTAAAAAAGGAAAACGAAAAATGAGAGATGTAATAGCACAGGACTTGTTCAACGGTTTACAAAAATCCATCCATACCAGTTTGATTAATGCTGGGGTGGATGTTGGAACCCTTGATGTGTTTGCCAAAGGGAACACCGCTGGCACGATCTGGAATTATGATCAAAAAGGGAAACTGCACACCAACATCACCTTCCCATTCCTACCAGCAACTGCACTGCTAAAGCGTTTTGAAGCAGATATTTTCCATGGGTACGCCATCCATGAAATGGGGCATAACCTCTACACCGATATAGCTGTCTGGAAGGATGCCGTGGCACAAAAGGTATCCAGACTGGTCAACTGTTTTGAGGACCCTAGACAGGAACGTGAGATAATCGCCAAGCACAAATTCGGGAACGCTAAAAAGTCCCTGACGGCGTTGACGGTGTACTGCGCTAACAAAGGGGTCCCTGCCATCACCGACTTGCGGAACTGGGGATACCTAGTGAACTTGAAAGCCTACCATTCATTGTATGGATGCCTTCCAAAAATTGAGGCATCTATCAATGCAGGGGCCAAGCAAGTGAATGTTGAAGTGGACGGGGAGACCATGACCGCTGAAGCATTTTTTGATCTGACGGTACAGAAAATTGAGGCCGCTACAGGCGTGGCAGATATCCTAGATATTGCCATTTGGTTTCGGGATATTGTAGGCGAACAGGAACTGCCAGAACCGCCACAAGGCAACCCTGACAAGCCTGTCGATGACAACCCTGATGATACGCCTGTTCCTGAGGATGATGAGCGTATGGGCAACCCTGACAAGCCTGTCGATGACAACCCTGAGGGTGATGATGATGAGCGTATGGGCAACCCTGATAAACCTGTCGATGACAACCCTGAGGGTGCTGACGATGATGGGCGTATGGGCAATCCTGACAAGCCTGTCGATGACAACCCTGACAAGCCCAGTGATGACAAGACAAAGGAAGGCGAAGGGTGCAACCCTAATGCCCCCAAGCCCAACCCATTAGAGGATGATCAAATCCCTGACGATACGGGCCGTGACATCACTGACCTTGTTGATCAAATCAAGGACCGCACCCAGTCAGACGTAAAAGATTGGCATGGTAAAGATTACAGCGTGGGCATCATCAACCCTGCTAAAGTTTTTGTAGTCAGGGAGCCATTGCCTACCCGTCCCACATACAAAAGATGGGTAAAACAGGTCAATAAAATCCGACAGGAAATGTTGTCACAAACTGCCGTTGCGAAAAATAAGTTGGGCCGATTACTGACCAACCCTGACCGCCATGGGGTTAAGAAAAACCAAGAGGCTGGACGTTTAGATCAACGTAAACTGACCGCGCTACGCCGTGGGTCAACGACGGTATTCAATAAGCGTTGGAAAAAAGATGGGTATAAAACCTGTGTCTCCATCCTGTGCGATATCTCCTCATCTATGCACCCCACTCAAATTCATGCCGTTAAGCAATTCGCAACGGTGATAGGGGATGCGCTAGAAGAGGCTAGCGTACCGTTCAACCTCATATCATTCCCCACGATAGAGGCACGGCGGTATGAATTCGCAAATGGTGAAAGGGCCGTATACTTGGACGGGAATGGAAAGCCTGAGGACGATAGCTATTACAGCAACCAAGCCCGTCATGGTGCAACCCTTGTAGAGGGTAAAACCGATACCAATAACGACTTTGGTTATGAACGTGGAGTAGAGGGTGTAGGCGGCTCCCTGCTAAAGGACTTCAATCAGAACTGGAAAGCCCGTTGCGGTTTCATATCCAAGCTGGCCCCTAATGGGGGGACCCCTTTAGAAGAGGCCCTTGCATGGGCTGGGTTGCAGATCAGGAAGCGTGAAGAGGAACGTAAAGTGGTCATCGTGCTAACTGATGGCGGTGTGTCACACATTTGCGCTTCCATTACAGAACTCCTTGAGAAGTGGGGAGTTGAGACCATTGGTGTAGGCATAGGGTTAGATGTGTCGCATGTGTTTAAGGTAGCAGTTGATCGCGCTCATGGTTCAGAGTTGTCCACTAGGGTGCTGGATACCTTGATCGCGGAAAGCCAAAAACATGGGCAGAGAATAGCCGCTTAATCTGACTACAGCAGGTAGGTCATTCGATAGAAATCGGGTGGCCTACATGAAGCAGTCAGCTTCGATGGCAGATTATGAAAGGAAAAAAATCATGTCAGTTTTTGATAACTTAACATTCCCTGCGATAGGGTATACGAACGACAAGTGTGGTCGGACCTCAAAGGTCAATAACACAGAACCTCTATGGATACTGTTCCATCATGTCCATGCACAGTATGGGGCCAGCATCAAGTTCATAAAGCCTACAACATTGGGCATATCGGAAAGCCTGTCTAAGCTGGAGAATATAGAAGCCGCGCTGGATGCGGATACCTTTACAGATGCGGAGTGGAAAGCCCGTTTCACGGTGGACTGGTGCGGTACGAAGTACCTTGATGAGCAGACAGTGAACGCCATCTCAAAAGATGATTATAAGAAAACGATAGAACGACTTGCTGACAAGCTAGACACTAGCGTGTCCAAGCGGCCATGGGTTCCTAAAGACCATGCCCCTGCTACACAAATAGTGTTCTACGGGATGCAGTCGAAGGAAACAGAGAAGGCTTTCCTTATCGCCATCAATAACAAAAGCGAATGGTTTCCTAAGTCTAAAACTGAGGTGATAGGAACGATGCAGACGCAGGGACCTATCAGCATGACGGCCTACAAGACAGAAGATTGGCTACTTGTAGACAAGTATGGAAAAGACATGGCAGACAAATTCGTAGCGCATGAAGATAAAATTTTGGAGAAGCTCAATGCACAGTAAACATATTGAAAACCTTGGGGCAAAGATAACAGCCCGCCATAAAAAAGCTCAGTCGTCTGAGCTAACACCAAAGGAGTCTTTATCTGCAAATAAAACTGTAGACACAGACACAGACACAGACATGGACCTACTTCTCACCATCCCATGGTTCCTTGATCATCGGGAATCAAATCCTCGGCGGGCTGAGTTCCTAAAACTCCAAGAGAAATTTAGGAAGGCCGAATCGGAAAGGCGTAAGGTCGAAGCCGCCGTAGTGCAGACGGTGCAGCCGAAGTCCAAAGCTATTTCGGCATACCAAATGAAGTTGATGAAACGCCGCCGCAAATTAGAGGCGGTGAAGGTTCTACTCGACAGCATAAAAAAGGGTGATGTGATGTCGGGTAGAAAATTGAAAGCGGCTTTCATGTCCAAGGTGGACGGTGAAACATTACTCGAAACTGATTATGAGCGTGGGGTTCGGGTTCTATGCAAACAGCATCGCATAAGGAAAGTTGGTCGCTCGTATGAAAGGGTAAGATAATGGATAAGATCGTAGATTTAATCGTGAACATGTTTAAATATTGGTGGGTGATATGAGAGTTCCTGACCAGTTATTAGATGCACGGTTTAACCGAAGCCGTAGGAACGCAGGGTTTTTGGAAAGTATTCCAACTGAGGACCCTAGACAAACCAATAGAACCATGTCGCCTGACCAGTTAAGGATCAGCATGTTAGCCATTGATATGGAGCCGAAGGAATTAAGGGCTTTGTTCGGGCTTACTAAAAGCGTGTACCATAACTGGTCTAGTGGACGCACCGCAGTCCCTAAAGGGATAGCAGATTATCTGAGGCTTAAAGTGGCCCAGAGGATTAGGGCTATGTCTATCGCTACGGGAACGCCTGTGCAATTAGATGAGGATACAACAAAACCATCTACGCACAGGTCGTTATCTGCAATAGAGAGTATACTGATAGACTTGCAGACAGTGTTAGGGGGTAGCTGATGATGAAACTTATTAGCATGGCCCTCGCGTATATGTGCTGGATGCTGTTCGCATTGATGGTACTAGGATTGATAGTACTAGATGGCGAGGTGTCTGGGATGTATATGCAAACAACGGTATCCCTGCCTATTATCGGGTTCTTTTTAGCCGCCGCATCGGTGCATCTAGAAGGGACGCATGATGATAACAAAAGCTGAGAGGATACTTTCCTTACCTGTGGAGAAATTCTGTGGGGGGTGTAGCCGTACACTCCCCATAGATAGCTTTAGGGTGGAGCATCCCCGAAGGCCTTACGCTGGTATCAAATGTAATACATGCAAATACAAAGACAAATCTGACATGCATGAAAGCACCCCTCATAAGTTCATTCGCCGTGCTTTCTCACAACTTAAATCGGCAAGGGCTAGAGATACTGTAGGCCATAGAAGTTATAAGTGGGACTTAAAGGTCGAACAGCTACTAGACCTATACGATGCACAAGAGGGTAAGTGTGCCATCACTGGGATGCCTATGACCCATAAGAGAATAAACGCTAGCCAAGGGGTGGATGGGAACCACAGCATAATCTCTATTGATCGAATAGATAATGACGGACATTACGAGATAAATAATATGCAGTTGGTATGCAAGAGAGTGAACCTTATGAAAGGCCCCTTAGATCAGGATGTTTTCATAGACTGGTGTCGGGCGGTGGCAGAAACTAGCAATTAAGATTCAGCCTCCTGCTTGTGTGACCGATTCTGTCAGCCCCTCCTATCCTAAAGATAGTGAGGGGTTGTCTATGTCTAGTGTGTCTACTGTCTAGGAATATTTGTGATGTGGCTCCGACTCGGGGACGCGGCAGGATAAAAAATCTTACAAAAATATAATAAAATTTATCAATGAACACTGGGGGCAGTGGCATTTAGGTCTAAGACATGACCACATGACTGGCACTCCGCGCATACCACAGGGACCTCATCAGGCGTGAACGTCACATCTAGTAATTCCCCGTCTACACTCTCCATCTCAAAGCGCACTTGATCATCAGACAAAACTATAGTCCATGAAGTACCGTCACACTGAGGACACCCAAGAACGTACCGCTTATTTTTTAAGTCTGGAAACTCTATAATATTATCGTCACTCATTTGAATCTCTCAATGCCCAGTTTTAGTACACGTTATCTATAGCACACTTTAAGATAGACAAAGCATCTACCTCATCTTCCGTTAGCTTACGTTTAAAAAGGTCGGGCCAGAGTTCTTTCATAAATCTTCTGGTCACTTCCTTTTTACAAAGCCCCCTCCCCGTAACGTGCTTCTTCACTGTTGTTACTCCGATGCCGCGGTAAGGTATAGACATCTCTTCGCAGACAGTGGTTAGACACCCTCGCAATTCTCCATACACTTGGGCCGCATAGGTGGCGGAATGTTTCTGTACATTTTCAAACACCACCTCCTCTGGCTCCAACTCCCCAAACGTAGACAGTAACTCTCTTCGTAACATAAGGGGCCGCATACCAGCACCCATCTGTCTAACCTTGGAGAAATCAAGAGGCTTGGAGAAGACACTTCCGTTTTGTATCCATGCAATGCCGGATTTCGTGCCAAGGTCTACGCCGACAAGGGTGTTAGAATAGTCTGTCATCTTATACTTATAGGAAATTTATCAAGGGATTACTAGCACACAGTCTGATCGGAAGAGTGTGTGTACAACTGGTAACCAGAGATACGATGACAGTGATGACGCTGATGACACCTTTTCCTCATTTTCTTTTTTATATAAATTTACTCTATTATATTTGCTTATAATAAAACACCGTCATCCTCGTCATCACTGTCATCATCCAAAGGTTTTCAATAGCTTAGATGATGACACTTATGATGACGCGATGACGGTTTATAGTTTTAATCGACAGACTTTGTGTCAATTTCGTGTTCGCCCTTGGCCTCTGCCGTCAGTATGTCACTTTGTCGGAGCCGCCGATTGGTTTCAACACGGCGTTTGTCGGGGATGACCCTCTGGTGATACAACGGGTGGGCCAAGGCTTGGGCTGAAGCAGACCGTCTTTTATTTATAAGCCTCTTTCTTGAACGCTTCACCTCTTCGTTCCTCTATCCTCATTAACCGCAATGCACGTTCATGTTTATGCCAGCAGTACTGGCCCAGACCTCCGAAGAACCTCATCAGTCTGAGCCAACAGTTAAACTTCCAACGTGTTAGCATTATCTACCGCCTCGTTGTGGGTCTCCCTATGTCTGTACTGTCAGGGACGTTATGTTGGCATCCTTTAGTCTTTGCTGATCTGTCTTATAGAAGTTGTCCTCTAACTTGAGGCCAGCATCTAACCAGCTTTTACCTTGGTCGGTAAAATGGATGCCATACTTGGCGCGAACTGTACCACGTTTTGTCCTACCAGTCGATGAGTACGGGTACGCTTCGCTTATGCGTTTAGACAGTACTGTCGGGGATAGTTTAGTAGTACGAGCATGTTCCTCCCCAAACATCTTAACCAGATAACCTTTGTATGCTGTCTGGATATCGGGGTTCTCAACCGCACAACTACTATTGGTTTTGACAAACGCTTCCGTGAGGAACTGGCTGAACGGGTCTTGGTCAATCTTAATCTCCTCTGTCTTAGCTGTTAGACATGTTGGAATTTTGAAGTAACCTCTGGCCCTTACATTAGACAGTCTGTCTATAACTTTATTTAGGATAGCGGGTAGCTCGCCAATGAGTTTGTCTCTGAGTGTCGGATCATCCTCTGCGTTACTGATAACGCTATCGCATGGTACAAATAACATCCGATCATACACAGCATCCGAAGTATCTTTAATCACAGGCAACGAGTTACCAGCCATACCCACAGACATATTCACTCTGGTTTCTATCGGGGCTTTCATCTTAACCTTGATGCTTATCGGTTCGTTTGTAATGACCCTCTTCATTACTGAGTCATTCAATACTTCGCCTACCGATATTTCATCAGACAGCCAGACAGCTTTATTCAATAGGGCCATAGACCCAAAGCCTTCTGTCTCTCCGAGGCTGACTGCGGTAGCCCGTGTCTCTCCAAAGATTTGTCTAGGGATATCTAGGATTGTGGACTTACCTGTTCTACGTTCCCCGTATAGGAACAAACATTTAGATAAGGCGCGAGGTTTGTTATGGCGCATTAAAGTTGCACCCATCCATTCCTCAACAAGCTGAATAACATCCGATCTCTCGTTATCAGGGATGTGCTTCATTATCTTATCTACAGTCTGGTCCCAGATTGGGGTGGCTGTTTGGGTTGCATCCCACTCAACAGCCAACAGGTTATCCTCCCTCAAGTACCAAGTCTTTTGTACTGAGACAGGAGTATTGTTGTCTAGATCATAGGCTTGGTTGTTAGCAGTAACTATAATGTTACCGATCTTACCCCACTCTATGTCTACCTTGTTAACCTGTAGCATTACGGCTTCTAGTATCTCCCCCCGCACACTCTTCGTTGGGGTCTTGCCGATCACTGTCTGATGCCACTTGTCTATGATAGTCTTAATCCATACAGGATCGCGCTCCACCCATATCCCCCGTGGCTGATACATAAACCATGTATCTTCCGTGTATAGGATATCCTCGCCGTTAGCCCTGATGTGATCTTCAACAATGCTTTCGACTACATCCATAAGATGAGGGATGATTGATGGTTTGCGCCCTTGTGCTAACTGCGCTTGCACATAGGCCTTCACTCTCTCCGTTGCAGTAGTAGGAGGGAGCGGAGCCAGTGGTAAATTAGACATTACTCTCACACTCCTTCTGGTAAATACGGTTAACGATGCTCTCCATTTCATGCACAGGTAGGGTGCATCCATGGTGTTGTAAGGTTCTTAGTTGGGTATCAGGGTCAATACCCTGTCTTGCCCACCAGCCAGCCAACTTGGTGACACAGTTGTTACGCCCACCAAACTCATTAGCTGGTCCTTCGACTGATAGATTATCAAGCACTAGCTTCCAATCCACAGTCTGTCGAACATTCCCTATCAGTCTATTTGCAAAGGCTTCGACAGGGTTCTCGTTACGCTTCAACCAATCTGCCATACTGTCAATGCTTACCTCTGCATCTTTGTTATGGCGCAAAATTGAGGCTTCCACAGGTGGGTCATACTTGTGGTTCAAAGTCCCAACTAAACGTAGAGTGCTTGCAATGTGCGTGGGGGCTGGATCGCCACCTACATAGTCTGCCAGCTTGGTGTTTAGTTCTTCTACTTGAAACAAGTCTATCCCCATAGCTGGCTTATCAAGCCGCCAGTATAGATGAGTACCACCCCCACTGTTAATAAGGAATGTGGGTGTAGGCATGGGATCATTTTCATTCTCTACAAAAGAGACTTTGTCTTGAGGTCGGTCGATATCTACCCAGAGGTGGCACAGTTGTTCCACATCTTTCTTAGTACATGACCGACTTTGTGTAGCCATACGGCCTTGTCGTAGGTGGATGCCCCACCCTGCTTTCTCACGTTGCTCAACCCAGTCAAAGAAATCTCCTCCTAGGTCTGCCGTGAAAGTCTCCGCTTTGTCTGCTCTAAAAGCATGAAAGACCAACTTACCGTTGGTCTGGTGCTTATAGATATCAGTCAGAAAAGTAGTCGCAGTCCGTCTGTCCATCTGTCCACTCCATTTTAATTGAATACTACCAATATAGTACCGTTGTTAGGAATTTACTAGCCACTATATATAGTGGTATAATGGTGTTGTCGGGGGTTATTCTCCCTACCTTCGACATTCCTGTAGTCTGTCATCAGGTGGGGCCTCTTATTAATTTAAGGGGCCTCACTTTTTTTATGTTTTAATGTTGCACTTTCTGGGAAGGCTTCCTATATTCATATTAGATTTTAGACCAGACAAACAGGCAAGCAGATGACAGACAGCACCACCCTCATTAAGAATTATAACCGTGCGCGGTTGGCTGAAGTTGACACCCGTCCTATTAACGATGGCTCTGCGCCACGGTGGTTGGACTGGTTGATGAATGTTGACGAGACCTTCTGGCTGTCTCCTTTCCAACATCAGATAGATGGCGTTAATCATTTCTTAAAGTCTGATGGACGCATGATGTTAGCGTGGGAGATGGGTAGTGGTAAGACTGCTGGAGCCGCCCTCATAATGAAGGCGGTTAATGCTGGCCCTACTGTAATCTTTTCCCCTGCTAGTCTCATGCTCCAACATAAGAGCGAGTTGCATCGCATCTTTGGTGGGGATAAAGAGATAGTTATTTTTAAGGATAGTATTGATGTCGAATACCCCCATCACTCGATTGTTCTCGTTTCCTACCACAGAACAAAAAGGTTTAAGGAATATACCAAAACCTTGTCATTTAGATTTGAGTTTGCTGTTCTTGACGAAAGCACTTACATCAAAAACCACAAAGCCAAGAGGACGAAAGATATTGAGGCGATGCTTGAAACTATCCCTATGGTTCTTATGCTTACTGGGACTCCTATCATTAATCGCCCTGTCGATCTCTTTACTCAATTCAGAATTGCGGCCCCTCACACCTTCAAAGACTGGTGGAAGTTCACCAGACGCTACTGTAACGGTAGACAAGGACCTTTTGGTTACCTATCGGATGGACTTACTAACGCAGGGGAACTAAGCAGTCTTGTTAATCCTTTAATGCATCGGGTACGCAAGCAAGATTGTTTAGATTTGCCTGAGAAAATCCGCACCCAAGTACCTGTGCAAATTAAGCCAAAACAATACATCGACTGGCAAGAAGAGGTACAGGACTTAGGGTTACAGAAAGCGGAGAAAGCCTACGAATGGTTAACGAATTGGCTGGAGTACTCTGCCCCTGATGAAAAGATTGTAGTGTTTGGTAGGCATGTTGAGGTAGTGAAATCTCTCCATGCTAGAGAGTATAAGAATGCCAGTACCAGTTTAATCACTGGTGACACTACTCAACGGGAGCATGAGATTGAAAGGTTTAGGCAAGGCAACCGTATCCTTTTTATGACTATAGGGGCAGGGGGCCTAGGGCTTAACCTACAGTTCGCTAGTAAC